ATGCCTGAATACAGCTACATTTGTGACGAGTGCAACCATAGATGGTCAATCTTTTGTCATAGATCTGAATATAAAGACAAGAAGAAATGCCCTTCTTGCAAAAAGATAAAGCCAGTACATAGAGATTATGAAGAAGATAATGTTTATGGCGCATATAACTTCTCTGTCTCAGAGGCAAAAACTTTAGGGCACTACGCCGATAAGCAAAGCAAGAAGTACGGTAAGTGGAAATGTGAAGATATGAAGCGTGACTTTAAGACCAAAAAGGTTCAGGGTGGTGCTGAACTTCCCGAAGGTATGAGCAGAATGGAAAAGCCAGACGGTGGAGTCAAGTGGACAAAAGATGAACCCAAGAAGAAAAGAAGGAAGAAAAACAGATGAGTAATTTTAAGATAAACGCTGACAGACCTGATAACAATGAAAGCTTACAGCATACTGAAAGCGATGATATTTTATATACAATCTTTGGAAAGCACGACTGGATCGACAAAGAAGGATTTCCTAGACTGCATTCAGATGGCTTTGATCCAGTTTATCTTCACGCCAAGTCTAGCTCAGATGAAACTAGAGATAGATATTACATAAAGATTGGTAGACATGGTAAAGTTTTCAATCCTATCGGACTATATAGTGAAGGCACAGAGCGTAAACAATTACGTCACGCTGGACGCCCGGAGTGGGAGCTAAAGAAAGTGCCTAAGAAGGCATTTGATTTTTACATTAACTTTTTAAGAACAAAGAATGTTGCTTGGTTACGCAATTCAGAAAGGGAACTATAAAATGGGAAAATTATCTAAAGCAAAAAAGCTTACTGAAACTGAAAAGTTTTGCATCGAGGGAATGTTGAGTAATGGTATGGATATTGATGCTGTAGCAAAGGCTCTTGACAGACCTGTGGACTTAATTCAAAATCTTATTGACGACTACAATGATGAGCCGGGTCCTATGACAATCAATGAGACTGCCTCTGGCAATAAAGGCGTTACAGTTATGACTGAGGCTGGTTCATACAATGTAGACGAAGCAAAGAAACGTTTTAATAGAACTGCCCCAGAACAGAAACCACAAGTTATACATAAGATTAATGAGTAAAAACAGGACTAACAAAAGCAAATACCCATCCCGATATTCTCCAGACGGATGGGTATCCGCACCTCAATACATAACAGAATTTGTATGTGAGAAGAAAGCCCAAAAGGAAAATAAGGAACTCCCAATTAAATTTTGGGAGATAAGCGAATGGAGAAAATACTTTCGCTATCAAATTACTATAGCTAACAGCCTCTTAAAGGACTTTCCTGAAGAGGCAATAATAGCAGCTCTAAAGGATAGAAGATGTTGGAAAACTTATTCTTTAAGATCTCCGTTTCTTCAAAGTATAATTAAGGAGAAGGAAGCCTTGATAAAAGATAGAGAGGCTACTGATTATGAGATAGTTGAAAAAGAATCTATCAAGCATAAGACGAATAACAATAAAAAATCTATTATATCTAAATTAAGGGAACTCGATGAATAAAGACATTATCAAAGAATACGGTGATGTCCTTCATGATGCGAGCTCTATAACAGAAAAACCTCTCGAAGTCATTTCTGTTGGCCCTAAGCTAGACATGGCTTTAGGTGGAGGCGTGCCTGAAGGATCTCTGTTTATAATGACAGGACCGGAGAAAGTAGGAAAGACAGTAACAGCATTGAGTTTTTGTGCAAATGCGCAGAAGCATTACGAAAGGGAAGTGTACTACGCTAACATAGAAGGTCGCTTGAAGAAGCGAGACCTGCAAGGAATTACCGATCTAAGTTTAGACCCAAAGCTTATGCAAATTATTGGTTCGACAGAAGGAAATATCTTATCTGCTGAAAAGTATTTAAGCATTGTCGATAACATAGTTCATACAAAGCCCGGAGCAATAGCGGTCGTTGACTCTTTTTCTGCTCTATCTAGTGAGTCTGAGCTTACTGGCAATCTAGAAGACATTCAGGTGATGAGCGTCCAGAAAGTTCTTGCTAAATTTTGCCGCCGCATCTCTAATGTCTTACCCATAAATAGAGTGACTGTTGTTGGTATAACTCACCTAATGGCTAATGTTCAGAGATTTGGCAGGGGGAAATCTAAGATTGAAAAGTCAGGTAGCGCACTAAAATACCAAGTAGATGTTAAGCTCCATGCAACTCACTCAGTGCCTCTAATGCAGGGTGATACCCAAATTGGGCAAACTATTCATTGGCAAATAATGACCTCTGCTATTGGCCCTCCGGGACAGAAGGTTGAGAGTCATATTAGGTATGGTAAAGGCATATGGAAAGAGATGGAGATAGCAGATCTATTGATTGACTTCGGGCTTATCAGCAAGGCAGGGGCTTGGTTGAAGTTGCCCAATGGGGACAAGATTCAAGGAAAAGTTAAACTAGCTCAGTATCTAGAGGAAAATCCGGAACAGTATAAAGCCTTTAGAGACGAAGTGTTTTCTATGGTTGGAATAAATGAAAATTAGAGGACTTGATGGTCAGATACATAATTGGAAGCTTCATGGTTATGTAGTTAGAGCTAGTGAGAGTAGGCCTCGATCTAAGCTGCATTTAAAGGCTAGAAGTATTCTCAAGGATATTTTTCCAACAGTTCAAATTCTTGAAGAGGTAGCTGCACCTATAACTAGAACTGAGAAGCTTTTCTTTGACTTCTATCTAAATACTGTTAAGTTGGTTGTCGAGGTTCATGGTCAGCAACATTACAAGTTCAATACAATGTTCCATGCTTCTGCACAAGATTTTGCGAATCAGAGAAAAAGAGACCGGAGAAAAGCAGAATGGTGCGAGTATAATAATATAACGTATATTGAATTACCTTACAACGAGGATGAGGATCAATGGAGAATCCGAATAAACCAAAGGAACGACTAGATCAAATAGATAAAGTCTTAGATGAATATGAGTCAAGTTTAGGACTGGTCTCCTATGCTGGAGACTTTCACGATCAGTCTGTTAAGCAATATATGAATATGCCAAGACAGCAGATGGAAAAGCTCACAGTAGATGAGTGCGCTGAAGCGGCTCTATTGCTTGGAGGATTTTCTTTCTACCTACAAAGATCTTACAATAGAGAAATAGCGCGTGTTAATTGGGCGTCGTCGAACCTTAAAAGAATGATGTCTGGTAGAGAAGCACAATATAAAGGTTCATGGGATAGTCAGTACTATCAAGCAGTTAGGGAAGATGGGTACGCCTGCAAACTTGAAAGCATTAAAACGTATGCGCAACAAAGGGCAGATAGACTAACATATCTAGCGAGCTCAGTTAAGAACCTAAGTGATTTATTTGTTAACCTTCAGAGAGCAAAGATAAACAGGACATGAATAAAGATAAGTTAAAAGAAATGCTAAAGGAAATGTCTAAAGAAGAATTGCTAGAGGTTATTGTAGAAATGCAATCAGAAGATAATTCCGATACTGTACACTCTATAGATAAGACCAAGCCTAAGAAGCGACGAGGAAAAGGAGGGAGGAAGAAGAAGTCTCATTCTCACTCTAAGAAACAATTTGGAACAGACAAGGGAGATAAAGCTAGGAGTGGAAGAATAGATACGTCTGGCAATCGACCTAACAAGTTTGAAGACTTTATGGATGAAGCTGTTTTTTCAAGTTCTGAGAGGGCTGAACTAGAAGAAGCTAAGGCATCTGATGAAGCCAATAAGTCTGTTAGAAAATCACCTCGGTCTAGAAAATCTTCAATGGTTGATGTCCGTTGTCGTCTATGCGGAAAAGAAGAAAGCGTTTCTCCAGCATTAGTTCATGATCCATCTAGATACCTATGCAATGATTGTTGCTCAAGAAAGTAAAAATGATTCTACAAGATTTACCAGCAGAGAGAGCCATACTCTCCGGAATATTTCGTTATGGCACAGATGCCTATTTCGACATAGCAGATATAATTGATGAGAGTAGCTTTACTCTTGAGTCTAATATGTCAATATACTGCTGCCTAAAGCACATTCTAGATAAGAATGACTCTGCTACGCCAGACATTCCTTCAGTTCTGTCTGCCGCAAAAGAAATAGGACTAAGCGACTTCTTTAACAATCAAGAAGTCTCACATCTATCTTCCATCATTAAGTTTCCTGTAATGCTCTCTAATGTTCGAGGCTTTGCTGCTAAAGTTAGGAAGCTACAGATAGCTCGTATGATGTATGACCAGCTTGAGCTAACTAAAGAAAAGTACACAGAAATAAAAGGAGACGAGCCGATCTCCCAGATCTTAGGTATTGCTGAAGAGTCTATATTTGATTTCACTTCTATACTTTCAGACTCTGATGAATCTCCAACTAAAATGTTTGAGGATGTCGAGGAGTATCTTAAAGACCTAGCTGAAGACCCTGTAGATCAGATAGGTATATCTACTGGATTTAGCCGATACGATTTTGCCATAGGTGGAGGCCTAAGAAGAGGTACTGTGAATGTAATAGGTGCTCGCCCTAAAACTGGTAAAACGCTACTAGCGGACAATATGGGTGTTCATATAGCTAGGCAGGGAATCCCCGTACTCAACTTAGATACAGAAATGAGAAAAGAAGATCATCAGAATAGACTTATGGCGATGTTGGCTGGTGTCGAAATCAATGATATAGAAACTGGTAGTTTTGCAAACAGTCACCTACAGCATGAGAAGGTGATGGATGCCGCCAAAGAAATGAAAGATATTCCTTATTATTTCAAGTCTATTGGAGGCATGTCTTTTGAAGACCAAGTTTCTGTTATGAGGCGTTGGCTCGCAAAAGTTGTTGGCATAAATGACAAAGGCAGAGCAAATGATTGCGTAATCATATATGACTACTTGAAGCTAATGGATTCTGCAGAGATTAGAGGAGATATGAAAGAGTTTCAAGTACTAGGCTTCATGATGACAGCCTTACATAACTTTGCACTGAGATACGAAGTTCCTATATTGTCTTTTGTCCAACTCAATCGTGATGGTATAAATAAAGAGACTACAGATACTGCATCTGGTTCCGATAGAATCATTTGGCTTTGCTCTAATTTCAGTATCTATAAACACAAGTCAGATGAGGAAATTGCAAAAGATGGTCCGGAGAACGGAAACAGAAAATTGGTTCCCGTTATCGCTCGCCATGGAGAAGGACTTCAAGATAAAGACTACATTAACATAATGATGAATGGATCTTATGCTAAAATAACCGAAGGAAAAACAGCATTTGAACTAGAGGATAATATTTACCAAGATGAACCAGAAGAATACTCAGCAAACGACCAAGTCCCCTTCTAACTATAAGTATGGAGACTCAGGAAAGCTTAAACAACTATCTGCGCTAGCGGCTCAGCATATGGACCAAATATACGAATATTTTGGTATAAAAGCTGGCTATCGCAATGAGATGTTGATTAAGTCCTGTTGCCCTATACATGGTGGGGACAATCCAACAGCTCTCAATATGTACTATAATGGGGACTATAAAGTACACTATAAGTGTCGAACCCATCAATGCGAAGAGTTGTTTGGTAATAGCTTGATTCATTTTATTAGAGGGTGTCTCTCTAGATTCAAGTATAACTGGGAAAAAGAGGGGGACAAAGAAGCTCGCTTTTCTGAAGCTGTAGAATTTTTGTTGTCTTTTTTGAAACAAGACTTTGACTCACTCAAAAGTGAGACTGTAAACATAGAGAAAATGAAGTTTGGCAGTTTAGTTAATTCTATATCATCCAAGAAGGCAAGAGGACTAGGGATAACTCAGGAACAGTATCGGCAAAAACTAGCGGTCCCTGCTGAGTATTATGTTAATAGAGGATTTGATCCGGCTATTTTAGAGGAGTATGATGTAGGATATTGCAATAATCCTAATAAACCCATGTACCAAAGAGCTGTAGTTCCTATATACGACAACGACCATAAAAACATAGTAGGATGTACTGGGAGAAGTATATTTGACAAATGTCCTAAATGCAATAACTATCATGACCCTAACAGCAAATGCAGACACTTTCCAAAATGGATGCACAGTAAAGGTTTCCAAAAGGAAAAGTGGTTGTATAATTATTGGAAGGCCAAAAATTATATTTTAGATACTGGCGTTGCCATCCTAGTAGAGTCTCCCGGAAACGTATGGAGACTTGCTGAGGCTGGTATACATAATGCCGTAGCAATATTTGGAACAGCATTCAATAACGATCAAAAACATTTATTAGATGAGTCTGGAGCCTTGTCTATAATTTGCCTAATGGACAATGATGAAGCCGGTAAGAAAGCAGCAGAAAAGATAGAGCAAATCTGCGGAAGGCTATACCGGCTATATTTCCCTAACTTTAATGCTAACGATATTGCAGAACTAAATGTAGATAGCGTTACATCAGACATAAAACCTTTTATACAACAAGCAATGGACATCTATAAGGAGATTTAGAAATGAGCCATAAAGAAAATTCACTAAACTACTTGCTAAAAAAAGCACAGACAGATAAGGCAAAGGCGGAGCTTTCGCTGGAACTCTTATTAGAAAAGGCAGTAGGAATTGGCGACCATTCTACTGGAGATTTTTATGAAAACTTAGATGAAGCTTTAGATATGCTAGTAGATGCTACTGATCGTTTAGAAGTTCTTGAAAAACATTACGGAGTTCAATAATGACACAGATTATAGCCTTTGCAGGCAAGAAGCAGAGCGGCAAAAATACTGCGTGCAACTTTATATTAGCTATGAAGCTTTCCGAATTAGGAATTTGTAAAGTATCTCGACTGACAGACGATGGTCAAATAGAGGTAACAGATATATTCGGAGAAAATCCAACAGGGGAAAAGTTTTTTCCTTTCAAAGATCCACATGTAAATGTCGATTCTCTCTTTGATAATGAACTACGCCACTTTGTAAAAATATATGCTCTTGCAGATACTCTAAAAGAAATGGCTGTCAAGATACTAGGCCTAAGCGAAGAACAAGTATTTGGTAGCGATGAAGATAAGAATAGCAAGACGAGCCTTAAATGGGAGGATATGCCCGGAGTTATAAGTCCAAGCGAACTAAAGAAGAAGGGCTTTGATAAAGCTCAAGCTGCAGAGTTAGGTCTTCTAGTACACGCTAAAGGCAAGATGACAGCTAGAGAAGTGCTACAATATGTAGGGACAGACATCTTCAGAAAAATGAATCATAATGTTTGGCTAGATTCTTTTGTTGCTAAAGTAGAAAGTGATGGTTCGGAACTAGCTCTAGTATCCGATGTAAGATTTGAGAACGAGATAGAAGGTATCCAGAAACGAGGAGGATTCGTTATTGGTTTAAGTAGAGACATCTATAATGGAAAAGACGATCACTCTAGCGAATCAGAGTTAGATACAGCTTTGGATAACTGTGACGCTCTTATTAACAACTCTGATATTACTATACCTGAACAAAATGAAAAGATATACTACGCCTTGGAGCATTTAGAAGACGTAATGCCAAGGCTCTCTCAAGGTAAAGTAAAGGTCTAATATGGGAATCCCAATAGTTTATTTTAGAAGTAGCTCCTTTAATTGCCATAGGATGTGCCCTATGCAGTACTACATGGAATATGGCCTTGGATGGAGGGGGACTTCTGGAAAGAAAGCGGACAAGGGAACTATAGTTCACAAGGTGCTTGAGCTAACAGCACTCTGCAAGAAAGCACTTCAGGACGGAGACAAAGTCTTTAAGGATCATGAGATTGGAGAAATTCAAACAGATAATTATGATCCAAAGTATCTGGATGAAATTATAGATAAAGTCTACGAGTATTACACCTCTAGAACTACTCACCATGATTGGAAGCCTTTAGACCTGAAGCACTGTCGAAGATGGGTCTGGAAAATATTTGATGACGATAATGGAATGTTTGATCCAAAGAACAGGGTTGTCGTAGATGCCGAGCCGCACTTTGATTTTGAGATAGATGAGGAATGGGCGAAATACGACTACGAGCTTGCAGACGGAACAAAGCTCAAAGGCAACCTATCCCTTAAAGGTACTATAGACCTAATAACAGATGTTGGAGATAATGTATACGAGATAATTGACTGGAAAACTGGTAAGCGATTGGACTGGGCGACCGGAAAAGAAAAGACACCAGCAAAGCTACAAAAAGATATTCAGCTTAGAATGTATCATTTAGCCGCAAAAAAGCTTTACCCAGAAGTAGATACTTTCCTAGTTACTATTCACTTCATTAATGATGGGGGAGCCTTTACTATACACTTCCAAGACAGTGACATACCTATCACTCTAGAAATGATTCGAAAAAAATATGAGTTGATCAAAGATACGGAGTGCCCGCAGCTCAACAAAAGCTGGAAATGTCGCAAGCTATGTTCTTCTGGCAAGACAACTTTTGAGCATACTGATGTTACTCCTCTAATAGAGCGGCGATTTGGAGCTGTTTCAAAGTATGGGGAGTACATGACTAAGTGCGAGCAAACAAAATACATGATAGAAAAAAATGGGATAGAATGGGTTACTCAAAACCTTATGGCTCCAGATCATGTCATCGGGAAGTATAAAGCTCCGGGTGAAGTATGATATCTTTACCATTCTCTCAGGAAATGATAGAGAGCGCCAAATCAAAGGCTAGATCTTTGGGTTCTATTAACAACTCTATACTCAAGGGCGCAGGAAACCTTGCTGGCTATCTCGGAGAAGAAGCTCTAGCACCTTATATCAATGCACAAATAGTCAGTAACAACAGAGGGCTTGATAAATATAATCACGACTTACTTCTACAAGATGGTCACAGGATAGAAGTTAAGACTAAAAGAAGAACTGTTGCTCCAAAGTCTTATTATGATGTCTCGGTAGCTAAAACAAGCAAGCACCAACAGCCAGACATATATGCCTTTATAAGTCTTGAGTTTGAAAGAGCGACAAAAGATCACCCTAAAAAATATTATGGCCTCAAGAGGATTTGGCTATGCGGTTTTATGGGCGCATACGATTATTGGGAGATGGCCAAGTTGTGGAAAAGTGGAGAAATCGACAAAAGAAATAACTTCAAGACTCATGTTGACATGTATAATTTAGAAATATCACAGCTTTATGAAGACCTAACAGGAATATTAGTATGAAATACGTACCACTACATGTCCATAGTGAATACTCATTGTTGGACGGACTTTCGCAAACGAAACAAATTGCAAAGCGACTAGAAGAAATAGAAGTAGACGCTTGCGCTCTTACAGATCACGGTAATGTTTCTGGCGCAGTAGATTTTCACAAAACCATATCCAATGGCTTCAAGCCAATTCTAGGTTGCGAATTTTATCTATCCCAACAAGAAGCTACTTTTAAAGATCCAAGCAATTCAAAGCTAATGCATCAAGTAGTTTTGGCAAAAGATCTACAAGGTTGGAAAAAGCTTTTATCTTTAGTCTCTGATTCTAATAAGCCAGAACATTTTTACCACAAGCCAAGAATAGGATTTGAGAATTTTCTTGAAAACGTATCAGGCTCAGGTAATATAGTCTCTTTCAGTGGACATCTTGGATCTCATCTTGCAAACACTGTAATGGATAATCCAAACTGGAAAAATGATGGAGTTCGGGAAGCTGAAAGGATGCAAGAAGCTTTTGGCAAAGGCAACTTTTATATAGAAATACAACTGATTGATTCTTTGATAAATAAAAAAGCGAAAGAAGTAGCCGAAAAGCTAAGAGAGATAGCAACTATTACAGGAATTCCCTGCGTTGCGACTCCAGACGCACACTATTGTCGAAGAGAGGATGCCCATGACCAAAGAGTTCTCCTTTGCACTGCTATGAGGAAAAGTATTGGGCAAGTGCAGAGTGAGCTAAAGCAGGGCAAATCCAAGTCTATGAAGGCTTTCTTTGAATCTAACAACTATCACATACCAACTTATGAGGATATGAAACAATTCCATACAGATCAAGAGCTTGACTCTACTCTTGAGATTGCTAGTATGTGCAGCGAGTACAATATACTTGGCCCTCCTAATCCACCTGTATTCGACTGCCCAAATGGGATGTCTCCAAATGATTATCTTAGATATCTTTGCCGTGAGGGATGGACAGAAAAGATGGACCATGTTGATAAGAATCATGATATGTTTGAGGCCTATGGTTCAAGAGTGAACAAAGAAATTAAGATTTTTACTGAAACAAACCTGTCTAGTTACTTTCTAATCGTTAGAGATATTCTAAAATATGCTAACTCAAAAGGTTATCTAACTGGGCCCGGTCGAGGCAGTGCTGCTGGATGTATGGTTTCTTATCTCATGGACATAACAAAGATTGACCCAATACCTTACGAACTTATCTTTGAAAGGTTTTACAATGCAGGTCGTAATGCAGGAGGTCGAGTATCAATGCCCGATATTGATATCGACGTTCCCAAATGTGGAAGAACTGACATCATCGAGTACATTAAGAAGAAGTACGGTAAGGACAATGTGGCTCAGATTATTACTTTCCAAACGCTGAAGGGTCGTGCGGCACTTAAAAGAGTAATGGCTGCTCGTGGTAACATTAGTTTTGATGAGCAGAACGCTATAACTTCACATTTGTTAGATGAGTCTAAAATCGCTGATGAGCTACAGGATATGAAAGACGAGCTAGGCACTTCGTCTGTGATAACTTGGGCTCTAGAGAATAAGTCTGACAAGCTAAAGGATTGGTGCTATGTGGATGATAGCGGAAATCTACAAGGTAAATTTGCAAAGATATTTGAGCAAGCTATTCGATTAGAGGACACAAAAATCATTCAGTCAAAACATGCTGCGGGAGTAGTTGTCTCTCCGCAACCAATATATGATGTATGTCCTATGGTTTTGGATAGGGAAGAAAAAGACTTACTAGCTGGTTTTGAAGGTCCTAGCTGCGAAGATGCAGGTCTTCTAAAATTAGATGTTCTTGGAATTAAGATGCTTGACAAGGTAATGGAAATTCCTAAGATACTTATGGGAGTATAATTCAATGGTTAGAAGAAAAAAAGGAGATGTAAATTGAATAATAGATGGATTATAGTATTTGACTGGGAAACCGATGGTCCAAATCCAGAGACATGCAATCCAGTAGAGCTTGCTGCTATACCAGTAAATCCAAGAACCCTAGAGATCAAAAAAGAACAGGCATTTAGGGCTACTATCAGACCAGACGGTATAGATAGCGAAGAATACTTCACAAAGGAGAGGCAGGATACTATTGCTTGGCACGCTAAGCAAAGAGGTGTTGAGACCGAGGATATTGTTAAGGACTGGAAAACTGGCCAAAGCGAAAAGGTGGTTTGGAAAAATTTTTGTAATTATTGTGCAAAGTATGAGGTTGATAAGAAACCCGGACAGTGGTATACAGAACCTATTCCTTCAGGATATAACATTATAGGATTTGACTTAGTTATAGCTAATCGCCTTGCTGAAAAGTACAAGACAAAATCTCCGTTTTCTAAAGTAACCAAAATAGATATGATGGATATTTTATTCATGTGGTTTGAAAACTTAGACGAACCTAGCAGTATGAAGCTAGACGCTTTTAGGAAATTCTTGGGAATGAACGCAGCGCAAGCTCACGAGGCGTTGTCTGATACTATTGACGAGGCTGAGCTCCTTGTTAAGTTCATGAAGTTTCACAGAAGACAATCAACTGTAGGAAAATTCAAAGGGGCTTTTGCTAGATGAGAAAATATGATTGCGGATGTGAATTTCATGAAGGAGAAAATGGCCTAATATTTAATCCAGACATCACATCTATACCACTAACCTGCTCTGCTACTTGGGACTTAATCTGTGAAGGAAACACTAAAGGCGTATTCCAGCTTGAGTCTCAACTAGGTAGATCTCTAGCTAAACAGACTAAGCCTAGAAATATAGAAGAGCTTTCAGACCTTATTGCAATTATGAGGCCCGGATGCTTAGAGGCTATGGTAAAGGGAAAAAGCCTTACTATGCACTATATTGATAGGAAGCATTTCCGAGAACCCGTAGAGTATCTCCACAGCTCTCTAGAGCCGATTCTTAAAAGCACTCAAGGAATCCTAGTCTATCAAGAACAGGCTATTCTAATCGCTACAGAGATCGCTGGGTTTGACTTGCAGGAAGCTGACATATTGAGAAAGGCCATCGGCAAAAAGAAGGCTGACGTTATGGCTAAGGTTAAAAAGTCATTCTTAGAAGGAGCGTCTAACAAAGGAATTATTAGCAAAGAACAAGCAGAAGAAATATTTAGTTGGATCGAAAAATCACAAAGATATTCTTTCAACAAATCTCACTCTGTAAGCTATGCGTACAATGCCTATTTGACGGCGTACTGCAAGGCGCATTTTCCTCATGAGTTTTTTACAGCGTATCTTAAGAATGCAGTTGGCAAGCCTGATACATTCTGGGAAGTTAATGAGCTTGTGAATAATGCAAAGATTATGGGAATAGAGGTGCTTCCTCCAAATATAATTCATATGAACGAGGAGTTCAAACTGATAGGTAAAAATCCTACCTATGGTATGACAAATATAAAAAATGTAGGATCTTCTGTATTCAAAAAAATGCTAGCCCATATAAAAGAAAATAATATAGATCTACGTACATGTGATTGGGATTGCTTTTTACTACTTGTGGCTCCGTTTGTAAACAAAAAGGCTTTTGAGTCTCTCATACTTGCAGGGGTATTTGATTGCTTTAAAATATCACGCTCTAAGATGCAGCATAATTTTAATTTAATAAAAGAATTCACCAAGAGAGAGGTAGAGTGGCTAAAAAATTACAAAGAAGCAAGACCTTCCTCTACTGCAGTAGAATGTATAGGCGAGATGATAGAAGCTTCTAGAGTAAAATCTAAGAACAGACCTATATTCAGACAAGATAGAATACCTGTAATAGAAGACCTCCTCGTTACTTATGATAATCCGGGATATGAACTATATGATTCTCCATCTTGGGTATCAAAAGTTGAAGAAGAGCTTCTTGGAATCTCATTGACTTGCAATAAAGTAGACGAATATGACACTAGTAGATCAAATTGTAGCTGTAAAGAATTCATTGACGGATTCAATTCTCAAAAAGGAATTGTTCTGGCGGTAAAGATAGACTCTGTCAGGGAGTGGACGATAAAAAAAGGTAAAGCAAAGGGTATGAAGATGGGCTTTGTAACCGTTAGCGACACTAGCTGCTCTTTAGATAATGTAACAGCTTTCTCCGACGAGTGGGAAAAGTACAAAAAGATGCTACATGAAGGCAATACAGTGTTGATCAGAGGTATGAAAGATAAGAATAGAGGAAGTTTTTTGATAAAAAAGGTAGAACAGCTAACAAGTTAGTTTGAGAAGTACTATAATAAGGAAGAGGCATGGATGATTTAATTGAGAAGAACATGGGTCTTGTGGTTTCGGTTGTGAACTCATTTAAACCACAGAACCTTACCGAAAGGGAAGATTATATACAAGCAGGAAGAATAGGCCTTTGGAAAGCTCTGAAGAAATACGACTCTACAAAAGGTGCGGTTCTATCTACTTATGCTTGGAACCCAATAAGATGGGAAATAATAAAAGAAATAAAATGTGCTAAAAAGGGGAGGTATTCATCTTTGAATGTTTGCTCTCCTCCAATTTACAAAAACAAGGACAAGCTCTGGGAAGCTTTGCCAAGCTTGCTTTCTGAAGAAGAGGTAGGCTTTTTAGAACTTAGAAGTATGGGATATAAGCTAGCTGAAATGGCAGAGATAACAGGAAGAACTAACTCTTATGTAAAAAGAGTATTCTATAAGGCCGTAAGAAAGATAAGGGAAAAGAATGAGTAAAAAAAAGGTTCTATTTGTAAGCGAATCGCACAACATGGCTTCTGGTTTTGGAACCTATGCAAAACAGGTGCTACCTCGCCTAGCAGCTACAGGAAAGTATGAACTTGCAGAATTTGCAAGCTATGGAGACTACAATAGCGTAAATAATCTAGACTGGCTTTATTTTGGCAATGCTCCTAATAATCAAGAAGAAAGAAAAGTATATGACTCAAATGTTGCAAATAGCTTTGGGCTTTGGAGATTCGACAAGGTAGTACTGAACTTTAAGCCAGATATAGTCTTGACTTATAGAGATCCTTGGATGGATCAATGGATAGCGCAGTCCGCAAACCGACCATACTTTCATTGGTTATGGATGCCCACTGTAGATTCTGCTCCTCAAAAAACCAAATGGATAGAGACTTTTGGCGGATGCGATGCGTTGCTTGCATACTCAGAATTCGGTGAAAAAGTTTTATTAGAGCAATCAAACAATAAACTTAATGTTATAGGTTGTGCCCCTCCTGCAATAGACTCGGAAATATATAAGCCAGTGCCGAATAAGAGGGCTCATAAAAAATCTCTTGGTCTTGACCCTGATATAAATATTGTTGGGACTGTAATGAGAAATCAAAAAAGAAAGCTTTTTATTGAGCTTATGAGATCCTTTAGGATATTCTTAGATACTGCACCAAAAGAAGTGGCAGAAAAAACATTCCTTTATCTACATACAAGCTACCCTGAAAGAATGGGCTGGAATATAGCAGAAGGAGTTCAGGAGTTTGGATTGCAGGGCAAGGTGCTGTCTACCTACATCTGTAGAAAATGCAAGCACTTTTCATGTGGTGTTTTCCAAGACGCTATCACTACATGTAAAAAATGCGGAGCTAGGTCTTCCGTAATGCCTAGTGTAGCTGAAGGGCTAACAATAGAAGACTTAATTAAAGTATACAATGTTATGGATCTCTATGTTCAATATGCTATATGTGAAGGGTTTGGAATGCCACAAGTAGAGGCAGCTGCGTGCGGTGTGCCTATTGCCTCTGTAAATTATAGTGCGATGGAAGATGTAGTCTCTTTTACAAAAGGCTATCCTATTAATATAAAAAGCTTTTATAGAGAAATGGAAACAGGAGCAGACAGAGCCCATCCAGATAACGAACACTTCGCTAAAATTATGATAGATTACTTTTCGTTGTCTGAAGCGGAAAGAAATAGAAAAATGCTAGAGACAAGAATGGCAACAATCGAAAAATATAGTTGGGATAAAACAGCTAAAGTTTGGGAAGACTATATTGATTCATATACTCCTGTTGGAAGACAAGGTAAGTGGGACTCCCCATATACGCATGTTGACATACCAAACGAGCCACCTCAAGGACTAGATCCCGAGACTTTTATTAGATGGTGCTTTGGAGTCATGTTGAAGGAACCAGAAAATGCATACTCATATGAAGCGGTTGAGCTTATACAATCTATAGCCTTTGGAGCCCATGTAGAATCATTAGATCCGTTCAATGCTCAGAATGCTTGGGAAATAATGTCTCAGAGAGCTAAGAACAAATTCTTATCTGAGCAAATAAGAACAGGCCAGCAAGAGATGATTATTGATGAATTTATAAAGCAGGCTTACAAAAGGAGAAAGAAATAATGAACATCCTTTTTATTGGACCTTATAGGCAATCTGATTCGTGGGGTAACTTGAGCAGAAGTTTGCTAAAATCTCTATCTTTAATTGAGGATATATCTATTACTTGTAGACCAGTGTTTCTGTCAAATCTTCCCGAGCAGCAAAACTTAAACCCAAACATATTCAGTTTCGAAGCTAACAAAAAAGAAAAATATGATGTGTTGATACAGCACATGCTTCCTAACTATATGTTATACAACTCTAACTTTGAAACTGTTATTGGCGTTTCAAGCTTTGAGACTAGACGCAACAGACAATGGGATAACTACTTAATGTTGTTAGATAAGGTACTTGTATCTACGGAAGCTGAAAAGAGCGGAATGTCTAAAGAAATAAGAGACAAGGCTCATGTGATAGGTGGAGCAGTCGAAGTAGAGGACTCACCAACCAACAATAGCACTAGGTTTAACTTTTATACTATTGCCGGAGGACTAGAAACTTTAGGTGGTACAAAAAATATAATCCAAGCCTACTGCTCTGAGTTCCACATGAATGATAATGTTACTTTGGTATTGCAGGCAGAAGATCCTCAAAAGGCAGATGCCGTAATCTCCGAGACTCTTCGTGAAATTGGTATCTATAATAGTGGTTATTACCCACATATACATGTGGTTCAAGGAGTAGAAGGTCTGCATGAAGGATGCGATTGCTATATAGACGCTTCTTTCTCAACAGGGTTTAACCATAATGTAGCAGCCGCTCTACTTAAAGGTAACGCTCCAGTTGTAGTCAAAGGCTCTGGAAGAGATGAATTGGTAACAAGTGAGAATGGTTTCATTGTAGACTCCTACGAAGATATAATGATTTATCCAGATAGACCTTTAGCAGATATGTTTACCGCTAGGGAGACCTGTTTTAAACCAAATATCCTTTCGTTGAAGAGTACTCTTAGAGATTGCTTTGAAAATAAATTAGAATTTATTAAAAAATCCAGAAAAGGCCCTGAGTCAAAAGAGGCTCTTTCCCATGCTAAACAAGCATCAGTAATTAAGGAAATCTTATGTTCATAACATCAAATGCAATAAGATCTATAACTAGAAAATCCACAGATAGGTTTAGGTGCATTTCTTTTTGTAGAGAAAATGAAAAGTATATCGAGTGCCTATCTAAATGTAACTGCGATATTTATATCGTTACAAGAGATGGTATTTCTGGATGGAAGGATTCTATCTGCTCTGCCCCTAAAAATGTGTCCGTACTAACTAAAGATCTTAACAGCTGTGGTATATCCTATTTTGATTTTATCATATGCAACGGAAGATTGCAGGAATTTGATATGGCGTATGCAATATCCAATGCTCTTCAAATACCTATAATAACAGTCGATCATGTTAGTAAGGATATATTTCAAAAGAATCCTCTTAACATGGACGTAAATAAAGACTTGCAGCTCGAAGGAAGGGTTGGCCAAATTAATGTTGCTCTATCAGATAGAATAAAGCAATCTTGGAATACAGGGACTTATGGAATATCAATCACAATCCCTACATTTGTTAAAGATTCTTTCGATCACAACCCTAAGAAAACAAAAGATTTTATAATGGATAACAACATTCCAGTAGAGGGCTTAGCAAATATACAGGGTTTGCTTTCTCAATATAATTGTCAGCCAAGATTTTATTCTGACAAACGAGAAGACATTGGTGAATACAGATTTTACATAAATACTTGGAACAATATTGATAACAAAACACTTGAGGCTATGCTGGCAAGATGCATAGTGCTCTCTCCTAAGACACCTGACTCCGAGAGCATCATAACCCATGGTGAAAACGGCTTATTGTTTGCAAGCCCCTCTGAGCTAAGCGAGCTTCTGGCACAGTGTAAGTCTGGTAAATGGAAGGACATTGGAGAAAAGGCTAGAGCCTATGTATTAGATAACTATCCGGACGAAGATGAATTTTGTAAAAAATGGGACAAAGTATTTTCTTATGCGTCTGATTCTTTTTTTGTAAGGAACTAAAATGAAAGCGATTGTTTATGTGGAAGGTAAGTCTTCGGCTCCTTTCTTAGTTAGTGGCGACGGAAATGTATCATCTGTGGACAGTACCCAGATGGACTCTCTACCAAACGCAGTTTTCGAAGAAGTCGAGCTGGTAGATGTTATTGAATTTAGCGAGAATCCTAATATAGTTGACATTGCTGTCAAAAAACTTAGGCATGGAGGTGTGCTAAAAATCACTGGAACAGATGCTCTACAGGTCATCAGAAATGCTGCGTGCGGTGTTTGTGCTATACCTGAAGCATCAGAGAACCTATTAAACGGGCGCAACAACTTAACATCCGCGCACGATCTAAAGAATAGACTGGCTTCTTCTGGTCTGGAAATTTCTTCTGTAGGTATAATTGGCTATAGATATGTAGTAGAGGCGGTGAGGAAATGAGCGAAGAAACACCAATTATCAGAGAGCTGCACACATCATGCAATGATTGTTTATTTGCTATAAAAGATAAGCAGACACAGGTTGGATGCGAATTCAATAGACTGGAAGCTTATAGGGATGCTGGGGCAGAAGTTATCAAAGTTTACGACGAACATAATAATGAGTTCGATGTTATTAACATGCGAATATGTATGCATAAAAGAACAAAAGCATGGGGAGAACAAGTTCCTAAATCTGAAAGAAAGGAAACAGTAAAAAAAGAACTTAGAGTCAGATACCATGCTATGGTTCACTTCAATGAAGGTGATGATATTGAGGGCTTAGATAGTACTCTTCAGTCCTTAGAGAACCAATATAACCCGCCTAGAGTAGTAACAATTCTTAATAGAAAACACTCTGTATCGCAAAAAGACATGGTTGAACATTTGTCTTCTTCAGGTTATGAGAAAATCGAATGGAGACTACAAACATTTATCAACCCGGATTTGGCTAATAGAGAATGTGTAGACATTGTTATAGACGGTACGAAAAATCACTACCCTATAGTCTTCTATATAAGATTTAATTCTGGCTTTGAAGTGCCTGCTAATTTAAGCGAAGAAATGCAGAAATACTTTATTGAAGACATGAAACGTGCTGCTTATGCTTATCCGAACAGTGAAGGTCAGGGTGAATTAGTAAACTCTGTTATGCACCTAAAGCATGCTGGGAATTCTTTTAATATACCTATTGTTGAAAAACTTAAAGAATTCGAAGAAGGAGTGGATGAATATATAATAGACATAGGTGATATATGCCCAAGCTTAAAAACGTAAGCGTTATCTCTACGATAATGAAACTTCCTATGCAAAGTTATGATAATGTTATTACTTTTTATAACTTAAATAAAGATATTAAGCTTGTTGTTGATGTTTTCAATAACGATGAGTTTGATGTCTTTGGATACTTTCCAGAAGGTTTTTTTTATTCACATCCGGACAACATAAAAGATATATTAGAAAGAATGAATAAAGGGTTAGATGTAGCTTTTTCAAATAACAAAAGTATTAAAGATGAAAGGCCCTTCTTTATAAATAAAAGAACAACAAAGTCAAAAGTAAATACTTTCGATGATATAGTAGGCATAGCAAATAACGAAGCATTGTTTAGAGAGGTGTTAGATACGGTTTTAGTTTATGAGTAGTAGACATATAAGAAAAATTAAGAAGCCCTTAAGGTCTGTCACTGACCTAGATATCATTATACCCGCTGCTGGATTAGGCAAGCGTATGAAGTCTTATGGACCAAAAGCTCTTATAAATATAAAATATGGTCAAAGAATTCTAGACAGGCAACTGTATTTGATAGACAGCTACTTTGAAGAGTATAATATTGTGTTGGTTTGTGGATTTGAAGCAGACAAGTTAATGGAGAACTCTCCTGACAACATAATAAAAGTTGAGAATGAATCTTATGACTCCACCAATGTTGCTAGAAGCATAGGTATTGGTTTAAGATCATTGCCGTCTACAGAACGAGTTCTTATAATAAATGGGGATTTAGTATTTACTGAAAATGCAATTACTTCTATGAAGTACGATACGTCTTGCGTATTTATATCTAACGATTCTATGGATGATGGAGAAGTTGGATGTATAGTTAACTCAAGAGGGAATCTTGAACATTTGATGTATGACCTTCCGACAAAGTGGTGTCAAATAGTATACTTGCAAGGAAAAGAACTGAGTGAAATGAAGAAAATTGTTTGGAGTAGGCGTAATAAAAAGATGTTTACTTTTGAAGTTATAAATAAGATAATCGAAAGAGGCGGTATTTTCAAGTGTATTGAAGATCCTAGCGTAAGAGTAATTGATGTTGATACATCTAAAGATATAAAGAAAGCAAAGGAAATAATATGAAAGTAATGATTCAAGCAAACATGGGAAGAATAGGAGATGGTATTGCCTCCTCGCTAGTGCATATACCTCAATTCCAAGTGTCTGCATGGAGTCCATCCGCAAAGCCTATAATGGACATGTTTGATGAAATGAAACCTAATTTGGTAATAGCTTCTTCGGAGATGCTAAAGGATAAAGCATTTCCAATAGCATCGCAAAGATATCCAGAAACAAGAATTGTATCTATTGGAATTCCTCAAGACGATACTACCAGACCCCATCTCGTAATAAGTAACAATGTTTGTTCAGAATATCCATCGTTAGTTTTTGAAGGAGGTGTCATGATAGGAAAAATAGGAAGGCCATCTGTAGTCGAAAAATTAAAGTCTGATGTACTGTGCATTACTGACTATGTTGAGGGTACTGAAGAGCAGCGTGGAATTGTCGAGTTTTTGTGTTCGGCTTACAATATAAAAATATTCGGAAACAGTAACTTTCCAGTTCCTAATTACCTTGGCATAGCTGACGATCAGACAAAAGCTAACGCATTAGCATCAACAAAAGTATATGTAGACTTGGATGGTGAATCCCATAATGATGCTCTTTGGTTAAAGAAAAATTCTGTGTCAAAGTTTAAAAACATTCTAGACCTTAAAAAGCAAATAGACGCACTGTTAAATGTTGGCGATCAAGAGATAAACAAAATTAAGGTAAAAAACAAAACTTACTTTGATTTATGCTCTGATCTTCTTAAATTTTTCGGAGTCCAAGATGCCGCAAAATATCTTATAGAAAAGAAAGGACAACTGCTATGATAGGAGTACTACTCAGTCACTCATTTGATAACGAGATTATAAAAAACCTCTATGAGAATAATGGCGATAAATGCTGTGTGTTTAGCACTGGAGCTATAACCCCTGACTATCCTATAAACTTCTTGCAGACACTTAGAGTCTATGATTTTAAAGATACTATTGTAGCTACAGATATACCTACTGCAATATTAACTTCTAAATTAAATAATCCTAAAAAGAAATACTTTTACATTCGTTCTTTGGATTGGGTTGGATATAATCCTTTAAGATACCAAGAACTAGATGATATATATAACAATAAAGAACTTGATCTAATTGTCTCTAATAAAAAAGACTATGATATAATTAAAAATCTTTTTAGAGAACCTGAGAGAGTTGTAACTAATTGGAATTTCAGCGAGTTGGAGCAATGAAAGCAGAAAAATATTGGAACCTGACAGACAGTCAACGTAAGGCCTTCTTAACTGAAGCTTATTATAATAAGAACATGAGCTGGATAGCTATATCTAAGGAGCTCTCTACATATCCCAATAAAATCCGTAGAGAAGCGAAGCGGCTAGGCATTGAATCTAGAGACAAAAGTGAGGCTCAGAGAGAAGCTCTTAAGCAAGGGCGATCTCAACATCCCACAGAAGGTACTGAAAGGGGTGAGGAAACCAAATTAAAAATAAGCGATAGTCAGGGTAAAGTTTGGGACAATCTAAGCGATAAAGAGAGGGCTAAAAGGTCCATCGTAGCAAAGGAATGCTGGGACAAAAGAAGCGAAAAGCAGAAGAGAGATATAATTAGTAAGGGTAGTGAAGCTATTAGAAAGGCCTCAAGAGAAGGATCAAAATTAGAAAAATTTATACTTAGCGAGCTAACAAAGAGAAACTACAAGGTACAATTCCATAAGGAGCATTGGCTTAAAAACCAAAAGCTTGAGACGGATCTCTTTATAGAGGATTTAAGAGTAGTCATTGAGGTCGATGGACCATCTCACTTCGAACCAGTATGGGGAGAAGAAAATCTAAAGAAGAACCAAAGGTCAGACTTAGAAAAGACTGGGCTTGTTCTTGGACAAGGTCTTGTTTTAGTTAGGATTAAACAGACAAAGAGGATTTCTAATAGGTACTTAAGAGAAGTTCTAGAAAAGCTTCTTGAAGTAATAGATAAAGTTGAGGAAAAGTTTCCAGAGGAAAATAAGAGGTATATAGAAATATGAGTAGAAAAAGCGATTTTGACCAAGTTGTAGTTGAAGGTGAGACAGAGGAAGAGATTATAGCTCAAGAAGACAATGAGCAAAAGATATCTCCACATAGTCCGGGATGGAGTGAGTATGTTCTAGATCACTTAGATGACAGCGAACTAAGAGACGGCAACCCTACTGTAGATGGCCTGCGTAGAGTTACAGAGGAAGTTTTTGGAGACATCCTTGCCTCGTCTAGCCATATCTATAATCATGATACCTCAAGAGGTGTGTGCACAATTAAGCATACTTTACAGATACGAAAACACCTAACGGGGGATATAATAAGTGTAGACGGATGTGTAGATGTTAATCGTAGCAATATACCGCACCCATTTAATCAGCACTTAGTTGCAACAGCAGATACTCGCGCTGAAGGAAAGGCTATTAGGAGAGCTTTGAAAATCAGAGTAGTAACAGCAGAAGAAATGCAAAATTCTGATGAAGATGATCTTCTGGCTGCTGAGGAAAATATTACGGATCAGCAAATACTTGCAATAAATCAAATGTGCAAAAGGTTAGATGTTAACTTGGAGAAAGCTGTCAAAACAAACTGTGCAACTGCAAAGTCTGTAAGATCTGCCAGTAACCTTCAAGGTAGAATGCTGCTAACATCTCTATCTGAATACCAGCGAAACTCATCTTTGATTCCAGAAGATTTGCTGGGATATGATTCTAACTGGCGTGAAACATTTGATTCCGGAGGTAAATAAATATGAGAGCTAGAATTAAAGCATCTAACGATTTATGGTTTGAAGCGGACGCAGAAACAGAAGAAGAACTTTTTAAGCAGGTTGCTAGAGTTCAAGAAATTTTTCAACATAATACTTGTGGAAAATGCTCTTCTCAAAATGTAAAATTCGTTTGTAGATTTGATAGTTCTGAGAATGATTGGCTTGAGATAGTTTGTCAAGACTGCAGGGCAAAACTTATTTTTGGAAGAACCAAAAAGGGTGGTCAGATCTATCCAAAGATCAGATGGGATCAGCTTTCTGAGAAGCAAAAAGAGCAAAGAGCCAATGAGCAGACTTATGCTGATAAGAATAGAGGGTATCTTCCTGACAAAGGATGGTTTGTATACAAGCCTCCAGCCTCCTAGAAGGCTCTCAGGCATCTTGTTTTAAAAAGAAGAGGGGGTTTTATACCCCCTTTTTTTATTCCTTCTTCCTGTAAGGGAAAATTTTATTTAGGAACTTTTTACGAGCATCGCAGCCGCAGCCTCCCATTCCCGGAAGTCTCTCAAACCTCTCTTTGCTTATACCTATCTTGCTTAAAACCTTTTCCAAGGTATCTCCAAGCCCCTCAGACTGCTCTTGTATATTGTTTTCGTTTATCCCTACCTTGCCAAGCTCGTCAATGATAACATCGGCAAGCTCGTGATCGCTTTTTTCTTTTTCATTCAGCATTGGGGAATCGCCAACTTCTAGCTCTTCCGTTTTCTTTTTTATATTTTCTCTTTCTTCGTTCACTCTTTTAATCTCCGCTTTTTCTAGATCGCTAAGAATTGACTCAAATGATTTTCTGTAGTCTTCCCTTGTTTTGCATAAATGATGAAGGTCTTGGCTCATCTCCTTGTTATAACGAGGACAGAAACCAGCGCCAGAACACTCACAAGGATTGTACTCAGTCATCTTTCTCTACACCATATGGAAGCATTTTATTTAGCCATCTTCTTCTTTTATTGCACTTGCAGCTACTGTCCGCTCCTACCGCAGACATCAATCGCTCTGTTATACCGAATGTTTGCAAAACCTTGCTAACAGTATCTCCAAATCCTTCGGAACCTGCGTCTTCAGGTTTTACGCCTTCATGCTCTAAAGCTAATATAGCATTTTCTACTTTGCTAACTGCCTCTCTAAGTTGTGATTTCTTTGTAAAATCATTATGGTACGTAGGAGATTCCTCCTCGTCTCTTTTGGCTTGTCTTAAAAAATAATTTCGGTGAAACTGGCTTGTCTTACATCTATGATGTAGATTCTCTGACATCGCTAACATAAATATCGGACAGTGGCCAGCTCCATCGCATAGACATTCATCAAGTCCATTCTCAATAAATTCTTTACGCTCTTGCCTAGTGATTATTCTTCCAATCTTTTTACTCATATATCGTTCCTTTTGATAAACAAATAGTCCTCTTACCTGTTTCTTTATTTATTAAATAAGCTATTCCACAGCTTCTCACTATAATTACTTTATCGCTCAACTGGGAGAAAAAGTTCGAAATCTCAAGGTTTTGATAATAAAGTTCTTCTTCATTACAACTGGGAAAGTTTGAAAACCATCTTTCTACAGGATAAGTTACAAGTCTTCCATATTTAATACCACTTGATGCTAATATAGCTTTTATACTGTCTATGTGGGTACTTATTTTTCTTGTAAATATAGTTGGATAAAAGTCAGCATCAACAAATTCAATACCTTCTAATTCTACTGCAAAGTCATCATAATCAATTTGCATTACATCTGGCTGCACAGCCTGCCTTTCTTCAAATTCAGAGTTGCAACACAACCTTTCTATTGAGCTTCTTCTCTGGCATTTAAGCCACTGATTCAAGCTTACATTATATCTGCGACTATTGCAAAATCCATAGTCTGTGCAACGACATGCGGTTTTTTTCAAATCAAACCCCTATGGAATATCTGGACCGCCCTTGGAGCATCCACCGACAGGAGTAATTACTGCGGTAAAATATGCCATAGCTGTAGGCCTAACATCTGTTTGGGGAGGATAAAGTCCCGGATCGAAAACTTCCGTATTGAAACAACAGTCGCAATTCCAAAATACAGGGTCCTCTGCAGTACCTAATCTGTATGTCATTATCCAGTCATCTGGATCAAATGGCTGTGAAGGATCTTCAGAGAAACCGCACTCTCCATCAACATGTTCCCAGACTACAGACAAGCCTTGAGCATGTCCGGCTGCAGCGCTTTGGTCGGGGGGAATTTTCTCAGCCGCAGTCAAGAATGAACCTGCCTGACCATCAAAACAGCTACAAACAGAACCTAGAGTTGGATCTGGTGGAGTTACATCGGATCTCTTAAACCACTCCGTTCTAAACTGATATGAGCATGTTTTACATTCACCTTCATATGGCTCAGTTCTAGCCATAGCTGCGGACTGTTGATCGCAGCAGCAAAGACTAAATATCATACCAACCCCTTTGCATCCAGCGGCAGAGCCGCCCTCATATGCCTGCTGATTAAGGCAGTTGCCGGCGAAGTCTTCCGTCCCCTTATTATCAGAGTCGGTGGTAGGAGACTTACCTTCACTGCCCTTGCAATAAATATCACCAACCCCATCACATAAAGACTCATTTCCTGCGCTAGGTTTATTTACCCATTTTTCGTATGGGTGCGCAGTACCTTCATAAGGGCAGTTTGTGTCGTCATGTTCTAGATAACATAGAGAATTAGCGACATTGGTAGAAGTAGGGTTGGTAGACAAGTTGCAGAAATGATCCGTATAGTCGTCCCACTTGGCTGTGTGCATGGTAAAGGTAAGACCATCCATGCCCCAAGTATTTTCAGGCGAATCTCCACAATTTCCAGTCCCGCAACAATGAGCTGTAATGCAAACTTCTAAGTTGCAAAGAGGAGGGCATGTGCAGCAAAGAGGTGGACAGCCAGTACAATTATTGTAATGCACTGCTTGATTAACGTCATTCTTGCATCTGTAGCAACAATAACAACAGTTTTCTCCGCCCCAAGGCCCAACTATATAACGTTTGTTTTGAGTTGTCATCCTTATCCTCCTTTAAAGGTTCCAATCACTAGGCTGCATTTCTCCATTACAATTATTATAAGGTGCTACGCCTGTAAATAAACCGCAATCAGTAAATCTAAGACTCTTGTACGAAATAACGAGTCCACTTCCTCCAGAGCAGCAAACATCATTGACTACCCTTACACCACCCACACTATTGTAACAATTTTTGTTGATTCCCAAAGTGACCTTGCATATTGGCTTGTCAGCGTCTATCGGGCAGTATTGACTGGGTGTACCACTAATACCACATCCAAGACTGATTGTTTCGACTGACTCCACATAGTTGCTACCTCCGCAACCTGATTGAACATCTAGAATTTTTTGAAGATAGTGATAGCCCGCAACATTCGTTCCATCTGAAAGTGTTTTTTCTTCGTGAATAACACCCATTCTAATTCCGGGACCACCTATCAGGCCAGTACATATAGTCTCGCCATTTGCATTAGCTATGCCGGGAGCTCCGTCCGGTCCGCAAGTTCCGAATGAACTATCATTACAATCTACGTTGTATGCTTTTGGAGAACAGCCCTCAACATAAAGAAAGTTACAGTCTACGTTGGGGCCGCTTTGGTCTGATCTTCCTCCCGTAAAGGCTGTTAAACCTTTTCCGAATATCATTGTAGCCCAATTATCTGCGCAGTTGCTTCCTAGTTCTTGAATCGGTGATCTTGCAGATGCGTTTGCGGCACCTGTATCGGCCACATCGTATGCAGGAAGTCTTAAAGATATAAAAGTTCCCGTACCACTAGGAAGGCTATCGCAATCACTATTTGGATTTATTTCCTGTTCAGATGCTTGTAATCCACTACCTAGAATTATAGTATTGTTTGTCCAACATCCTCTGTCTGTTGGAGCTTGACATCCGCCAGCCGAACTATCATAGCATATTCCACTATTATAAAATCTTGTTTTACCGCCTGCAGAAACAAGTGGGTAATACTTACAATGTATAGAGTCGTAAACAGCAAAAAACTTATCTCCTACTGCGATATCGCTAGCCCAAGTTGGATTTTCTACATCTATCGTTCCACTGGTGGCTGAATCAATAGCATTTCCAGCTGCATCATATACAGGATTAGCCGTAGTTCCCATATCTAGAACTTTAACGCTATCCTTGCTCTGTCCAGCTGGGATAGCTTCATCCTTAGCATGTGCTTGGATAATCTTATATTGTATAGGCTGAGTCCAAACACCACGAGCCCTATCAAATCTAAGATCAATTGGTCCAACTGGCCAAGTATGTGGCTTCCTTAAATAGTGTGACAAGAACTCGTCAGCAAGTGCATCCGCCTCGAAGACACCTCCAGAAGCAGCTGTTTCAGTGTCCTTTTTATTAGGTATTGGCTTGCCATCTATATCGTATCCCCAGCCATGTAAAAGCATAGGCCCTTTTCTTGCCAACATTCTTAGATGTTCTGGAAAATCGTTACCAGCATCCACATAGGCTTGTAAGTGCATTATTCCCGGAGGAACTGACCCGTGAGCAATTATGCCTACATCAGTATAGTTTGTTGCTGCATTTTTATTAGCATCATGTTTAGCCTTAGAAGGATATGCATAAGGATCTAAATAACTTATATCATTAATAGCAGGTTTATAAGATTCATCACCATTAAAAGGAGGGTTCACATGCCTTGTTTGATGAGGTCTTTCAGTCCAACAAAGATCCCACTTAGCTGCCCTTCCCTTAGTTGTGTCTGTATATCTAGGTAGTTGTGATGTAACACCACCTTCAGTATTTCCATTCCATACAGGTCTGAAAAGACCATCCTGACTCATTACCCCCTGATCTTTCCACTCTGTAGGATTTCCTAAACGAAGAGTTCTTGGGGACAAGTGAGTTGTATTTGTATTAACCGTATCCTTGCCGTCTACGGGGTTTCCAACACCCATCTGCCCAGCCATTACAGTATTTGCATTTTCAGAGTCTGACTTACTTTTCCTTTTGTTCTGTCTATTTTTAAGCGATCTTGCAGTTCTTGCCTGCGCAGCCATCAAAGATCTAGCAAGTTTATTTCTTTCTCTCTGCGCTTTTCTAAATGCCTGTCTTTGCTTACCCAAAGTCTTAAGTCTATTAGCATTGTATTTGGCAAACCTACCAAATGTTGGGGAGAAGGTACTGAGTGTGTAATTAGTTGTGAACCCATTGGCTCCAAAATTAACCTGTATATTAGTAATATTAGGCCCGAAAGAACCCTCCCATGTTCCTATATTTATTCTTTTAAATTGGAAGCTACCCTCTAATACGGTAAAATCAGAACTTTCCATAGCTAAGAAACCCATTACGCTCTGCGCAGATCTTAGCTCTGACCCTAAACGTCTTGTTGGATTTCCGGGGAAGTTTACAGAACCTCTCTCACCCTCTTGCATATAAGTAACAGCAGACTTTGCATGCTCATCCATAGCATTTATAGCGCCATTCATTAGATTAGTATAGCCATCATATTCCCAAGGAACAAGAGTATCGTCGGAAACAAAGTGAACTTGTCCCGGAGGTCCTTTGTAATACTTAGGGCCATACCTAGTTGTATTACTTTTCATTGGAACAGCGGCTTCGTCAGGAGTTCTTCTTCTAGGAATTATTCCCAATCCTCCATCAGTGCCTCTTGAATTATCAGGATTAAACTGCAATGCAAATTTTAAGTTTTCTATCTGCGCGTCTGTAAGACCAGACTGGTAGCCTATTTCTATTAGACCACCAAAGCTTATATCCATACCATCAAGGTCTTTTTCAAGCCCACTCATTTCAACTGGATTGTCTACCTTCAAAATAGCTGTAGCATAGCTATAGTACTCTAGAGGCTTCTCTTCTACTTGTCCCTGAACATATATTGAATTAGCGTAGGTTAAAGAGTTGCCCTCCATCTCCACGGCTCCAGTGCTACTCTTGAAATATCTAGCGATAGGAGACAGTTTGTTTGTTTCGTCTGCAAAATAATCAGTTGGATCAAGAGGAATACCTTCAGTTGGATTTACGGGAAGGCCGAGAATGTCACCGACACCAAATGCAGGCCACCCACCATCATTTGTAGGATTGTCGGAGTACATGATCTGGCCAGAATCTTCATCGGTGCAATAACAAACATATGGTAGTTGAACTAGGAACTGCTTGCCGTAATATGTGTCGGCCCAGTTTTGTATAAAGTCATGTATCTTTCTTACATCTCCATTCTTAGGATCTTTTGGGTCTTGATCTGGAGCAAATTGAAGATTAAAGGCTAGGGAGTTTTGAAAATTGTTGAGAAGAATATCTTTACTGTCTATATTACCAAAGTGTATTTGAGGCCCTTTTATGTCTAGCACACTTCTCATCTGCTTCCCAAACTCGGAACCTACCCCTCCATTATAAGTAAGAGCAAAGTTAAACCAAGGATCGAAACCAGCCAGAGCCATCCTTATCTCTCTCTCGGTAATTTTTAAATAGTTGTTGCCAACTCCAAATCCGGGAGAAGCAGCTCCAGCGATGGTATTGTTTAAAACAAGATTCAATGGTCTAATATCTAACCATACTGCCCAATCTCCAAGCTCTCTACCCGAAAGGGTTGTGTTGCTAGCATAGGTAAGAGCACCTGCTGCATCGTAGCCCCAGAACTGAACAATCTCACCAAGAGATTTACCTCCGGGAAAATTATATCTATCTTGCTGATATATTGTTTGCGTATAGCCTCCATATACAAAGGCTTGGCAAGGTTCATTTCTCAGCTCTCTTCCTATGTTTTTAGAAGTAACATTTACTGCATCCTCTACAAAAGACTCTATCTCTCCTAAAGCAGGCTGGGTTGCCCTCTTAACAGTTCTTACTTTAATACATTTTTGTTTTTGAGAAGTTACAAGTAATTCTATATAATAATCATCTCCAGAATCATTGCATATTTGACTTATTAAATCTAACAGACTTATACTTGGTCCGGGTATTCTATAGAATGTAGGAGTAAAAGAAATTTCAGATATATCTATATAGTAGTTAGAGACCTTTCCATATCCTCCTGCGGCAGCAAGACCGGCATCGGAAGTATCCTCCGGACTTCCTTCTATAACTCCGTAAAACTCACCATTGACACCGTCAGACTGGCTAGGTCCTCTATATGAGCCATGTCCATAAGGAGAGAACTTAGCGTCCTTATAACCACTTAATAGGTGTTGTATTGCATATCTAAGTCCTTGTGGGCCATCTGGTTTATTCCAAGGAGTACCCTCATTATTATTCTTAGCTCCGCAAAAACCTCCAGCTGGAGAACCAAAGAATGCTCCATTTACTAAAGTATGGGGGCAGTCGTATCCCTTTGATTCTAACCATCCATAGGCATTGATAAGATTGTAAACATCTCCAACAGAAGCAGCATAATCACTTACGATTATTTCTAAGTTTTCCAAAATAAGTCTAGGGTCAACAATTTGAACAGTATATACTGGATATCCATTTGGACTCCTATCTTCAGTCCAAGACTGTATTATTCCAGCAAATTCAAAAATATCCGTACTGCCAGAGGCATCTCCACCAATTCTAAAGTACACTGGGACGCCTATTGTTGGTTTAGTAAAACCCGGATCAGCGTCTCTCGTTTCTTTTCTTAAACCCGGACGAGGGTAATATACTTTGGGAGGAAGCTCATCTGGTACAATACAGGGATCATCTACTAGAGTAACAGTTACAGAAGACTGCTGTTCATTCCATCCCAAGGAGCAGCTTACAGACTGTATTGAAGATCCTAAGAATACAGTTTGCTCTTTTGGTCCGTATATATCTTTGGGTGTACAGACTTTTGGGTCCATTTATTATCTTCCTTTAACTTTATGTATCACAATGAGTGTGTATCCAAGCGCATGTTCTTCCAAGTCTTCCTGTCTTAGGGTCCCAGTTTATACTATCTGCAGTTCTGAAATGCGTATCAAATTCATCACCTATTCCGCTCTCTACAGCAGAGACTAATTCATCATAGAATCCGGTAGGAGTATGATAATATTCTACATTTCCAAACATATCGCCCGTACAGAATCCTGTCCAAGGTAATACTACGGCCTCTATACTACATTCTGTAGTAGAAGCTGACTGTGTTCCTATATCCTGTAATATTGGCCCTAGGGATCTTCCTAATATTGTGAGATTAGCATGAACTGGTATCGGACGACCTCTTGTTATACTAATGGTTTCTGATAAAGCTCCGCTATAACAATTCTCGGGTCTATTGTCATAACTTAAACTATATGTTATTATCCCCTCATTATTATTATATCCAATAGCCTTGGAAAGTGGTTCGGGATTTAGAGCTAAAAGTCTGACAGCAGGGGTTCCAACTCCACTATATGCGGTGCTAGCTCTATTACTGAATAAAGTAGTGCCTTTTTCTTTAAAATCATAAGATCGGAAGGAGTTAGGGGGGAGAGCATCAGGGTCCGAGCTGTTTCCTGTAGTATGATAAATCGCTTGATCTAGATATGACTGAGCCTCATAGATGGCAGTTGACATCTTATTTCCGGCTTGTTTTAGAGGTCCGGGTTCTCCACTTCCTGAAAGACTTATAGTACCATAATAGGGCTCAATCCCTCTAAGTTCACCTTGTATATTAACTGTTACTATTGCGCTTTCAAGACTAGATTCAACATCCACGTTAAATGTATCTATTACATTTCCACTTGGGACACCTAATCCTTTAAAATCACCAGAGCAATCCTTTACTGTATATACGTCATTATAACTATGTGTACTATTAAGTTCATCAAAACTATGGGTTCTCTGTGTAAGAGTCGCGGTATCAGCTCCTCGAAAATTACCTGTAAAGCCTATGCCTGTTATAAAGTTATCTATAGGTGTCTTTAAACTAACGGAAGGTGGAGAGACTGAAGCACCTAATCCGGGAAGGGACTGTTTTGAAGTGTTAACTGCAACTTGAAGCCACATAGGAGTGGCTCCTGTGCCAAATTGCTGTGGTTTTGCAAGCATCTCGACTGAGTATTCTTGATCCTGAGATTGTAATATCCCTGAAATTCCATCTAAAATTCCAGTTGTGCCGCCGCTATTAGCTGACAATTCATTTCTACAAAATAGCTCTATACTATACTCTACCCTTTTTACCCACTGATCAGGACTTGAGAACTCTATACTACTAACAACAGTGTCCGAACTGTACATTCCTGTGCCAGAACACATAGGGCCTGAGCCTAGAAAATTAACATAGAAGAGTTTGCCATCTTCATTAAGAGCATATAAAAGGTCGTCTTTAGCTCTAAAACTATTATAGGCATTAGCTTGACCATCATATCTATGACCCTCTGCTTTAGGTAGTGTAATAGCTCCAGCTAAGTCGTCGCCAGTTAATCCGCTACCTTGAACGGTTCCCGGAAGCAAAGTCCCATTTAAAGTTACCCTATATCCTCCACCAAGGACAGTCCCGTTATTGGTAACATATTTTTCCCGAGAGATATCTACTAATGGCGCAGGCTTAAACTGATAATCGCCATAGAACATCTCAACTCCTGTTACTGACATTTAAAAATCTCCTGTGTTTATTAAGGGTTGTTAGGGTAAGTTGCAGAACTATCATTTCCTAATGGATTGTTCTTATTCTCAAGAGAAGTAATCCTTTGAGACATTTCTTTGAACTTGTCTCCAATCTCTCCTTGTATTACACTCTCAACGACCTGCGTTATTCTATTAGTTGCATTGTTCATATTTACTATAACCTCCACTCTAGGAGTTTGTAGCGTCATAACTATTTCAGTAGGCAAACTTTGTGCAACTGATTCTAATCTTCCTATATAGCCGTCAAAGGCTGCAACACCCTGACTAAATATATTTCCAAAGGCTGTTAATTTATTAACTGTTTCATCTGATATTAGAGGGCCAATTCCTTCAAGTCTAGAAATTATATTCCCTGTATTAACAGAAGTTTCATCGCCGGGAGCTTTACCACCTGCGTTGCCTCCAAATGGTGTGCCAATGGCTGACTGGCCTCCGAGGAACTTCGGAGGGGCAACCTCTCGGTCTAGATTTCCTCCGGGAGGGAATAGGTCCTGAACTCTCATTGACGGCGGAGAAACACCTTCGCCACCCCAATCAAAATCGCCATCCTCATAATCATCGTCAGGACTCATATCTGATGGGTATGGGTCTGGAGCATAGGCTGGAGGTGCAGGCTTATAGATGGTTCCATCAGTTCCGTCATCAGGAACGAATGTCTGTCCTCCCGGACCTTCCACTGGACCTTCATCGAATGGACGTTTTGGCTCTTCTGGAGTTGGACGATCAGTTCCTTTGTCGCAGAACTGTACTGATAAACAAGTGTTCTTCAAAAAGACAATTAAATCTTTTATCCCCATCTCATCGCTAGGATTCCAATCAAATCCCATATTCTTTGCTAGCGCGCTGGCTAAGGCTGGGTCTTTGCGTACAGTCTCAGTTCCGGGTTCTATCTTTTCTCCTGCTGCCTCAGCTTTATCTTTAGCTTCGTTTGCTTGACCTGCGGCTCCTGCTCCAAAACCATATACTTCTTCAAGCTCTTGTAAGTTTGCGTCCAAGGCTTCTTTTTGAGCGAGTATTCTAGCAGCATAGCCTTTAGGGTTCTTTTTTGCAAGCTCTAAAAACTCAGGATCTTCTAACTGTGCTGCAAACTTATCCCTATTCTTCTTCATCGTGTCGTAACGTTCTTGCCCAGCTCTTCCAACGCCTAAGAACAGAGGACCTCTACCCGGACCAGCAGCAGACCTTTGCGGAACTGGAGAGAATCCTGTCATATTGCCTTCTTGATCTCTCATTGGAGTAGCCACATAAGGCCTTCCTCCAAGCCCTTCGTAAGGCTGGCCTTTTTGTATGTTATTAACTATTGCTTTTATACCGTCTATAAATCCAAAGATATTATCAATCCCAGATTTTGCAACATCTACATCTCCCACTGCAGACAGCTCTGCTCTATTTTTCTCTAGTGTAGACTTAATAGCATCTTTATCAGTAATAAAATCAACAAAGCTCTTACCTTTTTCTATTAGGTCAGAACCAACTGTCTTTGCAGCATTTAGAAGAGCATTCCCAATAGACTCTAATATATTACCTTCTATATCTCTAATCTCAGGCTCAATGGTTTCTCCTACACTGATTGCGAAACATCCACATATACCTCCTATTGCCTTAACAAGTTCTTTGTTTCCTTCTTCAATAGTATCGGGAAGCTCTCCTTCATCTATAGGTATTTCTGAGATAAAGGTTGGTCCTCCGGGGCCTTTGTCTAAAGGAGGGAATGGTTCCAGACCCTCACTACCCGGCCCATAGTCTGGCACCCTTGGATCTTCTCTATCAAATCTGCCTCCGGGTTTTTTCCCCGGTAGTTTGCCATCTCCGGGTTTTTTCCCCGGTAGTTTGCCATCTCCGGGTTTTTTCCCCGGTAGTTTGCCATCGCCGGGCTCTGGAATATATCGTTTTAGACCTCCTCCGGGAGGGATTATGTCTTCAAGCTTGCCTAACCCTTCGATTCCACCCGCAGCTAATTCGTTCAGATCCAATATTTTTCTAATACCACCATCTATTATGCTCTGGAATCCACCTATGCTGGGGTCTAGTGGCCCTGACGATAGTGGTCTTATTTTTGTAGGATCAACAAAATCACCTCCGGGACCTAGTCTACTTTTAGGCTTAGGCGCAGCACCTCGTCCATCAGGAAGCAGATCAGCACTGGGGTCAATACCTTGTAGAGGATCTGTTGGATCGAAACCACCTCTGCCTTTACGATATCGACCTCCGGGGGATCTTGGAAGAGGCGCTATTCTTGAAGGAGGGTCTGAAGGTGTCGGTACGCCTCTCTTTATTTCTGAAGGGTCGGGGAGAGATCCTTTATCTGAAGGGGTAGGGTCGATTACTATTGGAGGGATTCTACCAATCTCGTTAGGATCTTCTTTGGGGTCCGGAGTTGGAACTGGATCTACTGGAATCTTTGGAGGCTCAGCGGGTGGAATTTCTGGAACAGGCTTTTCTATGATAGCTTCTTCAACGTCTTCTAAGGTAAGAATAACTGGCTTGAATAATGAAGCAAAAGCAGAAGCAATACATGCGCATATACCACCAACCAACTGAACCGTTTGTTTTTCTATTTCTGTCTTAGGGCCAGCTGGACCTGAAGTTAAAGTTGGTCCTTGTGCTGCAGCAGGAGGAGCAGCTGCGCCACCTCTGTTCCTATTTTTGAATTTTTCTCTAGCAGCAGCAGCTTGATTTTTAAAACGTTGTGCAGTAGCTCCTGCGGTTGACTTTCCTCCGGGACCCATAGATCTAGGACCACCGCCCGGAACAATTTCCATTACAGAACCGAACTTGCCTGCATTTTTACGCCGATTATACTCGCGCTCCATGTCTGCATCTAATTTATCACGACGAGCTTGTTCATTGGGATCTACTTCTCTGTAGTGTGTATCAGGGTCATCAAATCTATTTTTGAAACCACTATAGTAGGTAGTTGAAGTTTCTGATGGTCTGCCAAATTTGCCACCCCTTCTAAACTTAGCGGCTTGTGACTCAAGCTTTGCAAGTCTGTCTTTTCTCGCTTTTTCTGTAAACTGTCCCTGACCACTTCCTGTCTTTCTCTCTTGGTCTGAGAACATGGCAGCTTGTTCAGGAGTGAGATTTCTAACTTTCTTATCAAAGTCAGTAACTTCATAATCCGCTCCTCTTGTTGCTGATTTGCGAGCTTCATTCACTCTTTTTTGGTTCAATACATCTGGAGGAAGTAAGCTGTCTACATACTTCTCCCACTCTTCATCTGTCATTAGATTGCCAGATACTTGCCGTATTACACGCACTGCATCTTTAGCACCCTCAAGAAGTCCGTCTGCAAACTGCTCAAGCGAACCAGAAAAGTAGTTAGCTAACTTGCTAATTGATTCTATTGTGGCCGATGTATGAGGTACATTAGCTACTTTAGTGGGATCTACCTGAGCAGGGGGTCGCATCTTTCTTACTTTCCCCGGCTCTATGTTTTGGAAGCCTTGAGCACCTCCTCCTGAGAAGAAGTCTCCTATTCCGGAAGTTACAGATTCCAAAGCTCCTTCAAGCCCTGATTTGATATCAGATATCATCGAAGCGCTACCCATAATACCGTCAACAATATTTCCAACAGTACCGGAGATAGCTCCACCTATTGCGTCACCTATAGCGCCTAAAGTGCTTGTTCCTTGAGGTCCGGCTGATCCGCCCGGAATATACGGAGGTTCGCCCGGTCCGGGATGTCTTGGGCCGCCGGGAGTAATTTCCATGACGCCATCAGGATCTAACGGTTTAGTTCCTCCGCCGCCACCAGCTCCTCCTCGTCCAGCTCCTGCACCACCACCAACTCGATTAGCAGATATAACTGACTTTGCTATATCTACAGGGAATCCTGCAAGGAAAGCGATGATCTTATCGGTACACTCACAACTAGCTAGTTTCTCCGCTACAGCATCATTGGCGGCTTTAATTTCTTTAAGTTCAGCTGCTAGTTTTTCGGCTGATTCTTTCTGAGCTTTAACTAACTCATTCATTGGGTCATTTAATTTTACGACATTTTTCATGTCAACGCCCATCCCCTGAAGAAGAGTTTCTAGAGGAGACATCATTCCTGTACCAACAGTTTCTTTAATTGACTCTTTAACTGCTTCCTTAAACTTCGGAGACTGCATAATCTCTCGTATACCATTGCCTCCGCTAAATTCTTCCATTCTCTTCATGAAAGCAGCTAACTGAGCAAGGTTCATACTTCCAGCTGCATTTACTAAATCATCCATGCTATTTAGTACAATAGAACCTCCTGCTTGACCATAGCCTAGTCTTCCAGCATTGATAGCATCAAGATTTCCTCTTCCTATCTTTCTAACCGCCCTCTTATTTACTACATACTCACCGCCTTCTAGTTCAGCCATCATGCCGCCCCTAGCGTGAGATGGGCCTCTGAGGAATCCTCCTTTTGCACCCTCTGGTGCTGTGCCAGCCGATCCACCTGTACCACCTGTATTTTCAGCTATTGTTTCAAGAAATCCAACTGCGTTAGCAGTATTCTGAGCCGTTTCTAACATTGCTGGATTGTCTAAATTAAGTATCTCTTGAGCATCTCGCCTATTCCCCATTTCTACGAGACCTCGATATAGTTCTTCAGGATCGCCTCGCTTTTCCATTCTCATTGTCGCTAGTTCAGTTAGTAAATCCGCAAGATCCTGCTGACCCATACCCGCTAAGTTTGTGGCCTCCGACATCAAGCCATAGCTAACGAGACTTTTTGATTCTCTCTTAGCTATGTCGAAGAGTTTGTCTCTGCTAAGCTTCTCCATGGATTTTTGCATACCTGTAGTATAAAGCTTCAAAGCGTCATCAAATTTCTTTTTATCTGTACTGACTTCCTGTAATGAAGTCGTTGTTGTGGTTGTTACTCTACCAACACCCGCTCTGCTAGCAGCTCCCATGATGTCGCTTTCTTCCACATCAAACCAGCCTGCACCAATTATATCGTCTAGAACTTCTCTAGGACTTCTTGGAACTTTCTCTGTCTCTTCACCGAACCTCATGCCCCCTTCTTCTGTGCCGCGCCTAGTTACAATTTCTTTATCGACCCTGACACCAAGTTCTCTAGCGAGCCTATACAGCGCATCAATACCTGCTTGGTCTTCAGTAGCAACAGCCATCTCTAAAGCATTTATAAGCTGGGCTTGAGTTTCGTAGGGCGTCATTTTCTTTCTAATCTGCTGGTCTTCAACTAATGTGCCACCAGCGTCAACTGCACTCTCAGCAACTTCCTTTGCATCATCTTTCATATTGTTGAAAATTGTACCAGCTTCCCCAAATGTTTCGAACAAGTTTCCAAGCTCTGTATTTAGCTGGCCTAAGCTAGCACCTAAACCAGTTCCGAATGCATTAAGTGCTGCTGCGGCTTTCTCTGCAGCGGTTCCAGTGGCGTCAATAGCCTCTCCTACTCCTCCTTGACTAAGGAAACCAAGGTTTTGTTCAATTACTTCGTCTATCCTTGATGCTATATCTTCAGTATCATCAAGAAGAGCTTCAGCCTTAGCGATAGCAAGAGCGCTGGCAGCATTCATAATGTCTTCGACAGTACCGCTGGCTGCAATACCCATAGCTTCAAAAGCTGGCCCTAGTATTCCGGGCAGATCAGGCAGTGCTATATCTTCTAATTTTTTACCTGCTATCTCCATTGAACTAGCAATAGCTGCAAGAGCGGCTTCGAGTGGACCTCTAACGGAAACAAAAGATTGGGATACGGCTGATGAGAATATTCCGGGAAATTCATTACTAAACTTAGCAAAGAAACCTCTTCTTACTTGATTTATTTCAGCTTCAGAAAGGCCTTGGGATCTTAGTATAGGACGAATTCTAGAATCAAAGTTTTCTACAAGAGCGGCAAAATCTCTCATGCTAAGAGTTCCACCATTAAGGGCTTTACTGAACGCTGTAAATGGCCTCATTAATTCAGAAAGCATTTGGCCTCTACGAATAGGATCAGGTTCTCCTTCTATTCTTGCTAGTTGATTTATAAAGAATCTAGCCTGAGCCTCAGAGTCCATTTGTGCTTTTTGGACATCCGTTAAAGTAGCATTGACTGCTTCCAACCTTTCAGTTTCAGCAATCAACTCTTCTAACTTCTTAGTTTCTCTAATTAAAGCCTTTTCATTACTTGCAAGACTATCGACTAGTCTTAGAACTGCTTCATCAAAGATAGTTCCACTATTTTCAAGTACAGCTCTAATCTCCTCAACAGAAGCTTCTGGGCCAAATGCCGTGCCAGTTAACTTTGCGATTGCAGCTCTGTCACTAGCAGCACTTTCCCTAGCTTGGGCTACAGCGGCAGCTTGAGCTGCTGGATTAAGAGTGACGTTGCCTTGCCCTCTATCTATAGCATTTAATCTATTAATAACTCTTTCATTTGCCGTTCTAAAGTAATCAGTTTCAGACCTAAACCTATCAAGACTCGAATTAGTGCTTTCTATAATTGCATTAGCTTTCAACGACTGATCTATTCTGTATTTTTCAACTCCAATGTACTGGTTAATTACATCAATCATATCCTTTTGGGCTTGTATAACAGCTTTGTAGGAATTCTCAAGTGCTACTCGCACCTGCTCTGCGGCCTCTCCAAACTGATCTAGGAGCGCGCCCATCCCTTCATCTCTTACTAGCTGGTTTACAGACATTCCTTCTCTACCCTTCACTTGGGCATTTAATCCCCGTTCAAGCGAAGCCAACACAGCTGGTGGTAGCAATGAAATATCAATATCAAACTTATCTTTAAGTACATCTCCTAATATACCTTTAAGTTGTTCTCCTGTTTGTATTTTTGTTGTTCCGGCAGCATCTCCTAATGACTTGGCTAGTTCAGGTATAGCCTTTCTTAACTTCATTGTTTCAGATAGACCGCCAGTATCGGCGCCGGTTAACTTTCCTACCCTTTCTATTCCTGCTTCTATAGCCTCCGCAGAAGAAGCCTCTATATTAGTGAATGGATTTATTGCTGCTCTTCCCGGCTGCATTATGCGGCCACCACCGCCCATTAAGTAACTAGCAAAGTCACCAACCTCACTACTAAAAGTACTAAAGCGGCCCGCTGCAGTTTCCATAACACTAGCCATAATCTCAAGGCCAGTCACAAATAGATTTAAACTTTTAGTTACACTTTCAAGCATTCTATTGAGCTGTTCCTGCGCTGCCTTTTGTTTAAGGGCATTTATTGCATTTCTTTCCTGCTCTGCCTGAAAAGCTACCAAGGATTGTGCGGCTAATACTGCCTCTTCTCCAGTCATTCCAGCAGCATCCGCAAGCATCGCCAGATTGTCTTTTAGCTTGTTGACATCCGTAAAATCTATGCCCTTTGCGGCAGCAATAGAATATAATCTCTTTACGTTATCTCCGGAAGCTTTGATCGACTCTACCATTCCTGCTCTTACTTTAGTATTCATAAAATCAGCAAAGGCTTTTCCCTGTTCTCCAGTATTCTTGAGAACTTCTTGTAAGAGTTTAAAACTTGCTCCTATTTCTAGGGCGGTGCTTCCTACTCCGGAAAGCGGAGCTTCAATAGCCCCAATTTTATTAAACACTGCACTTCCGTCATCAAGGCTCTTTACAAAATCATCTGCTATTTTTTCAAAAGCTTGAGTTACTGATTCTATAAGTTTATCGCTCACGGCTTCAAGCATTCTGTCAGCAGCTTTAAGGGCCGCTTCTGCCCTGTCTCCAGCATCCCCCTGAACTATGTAGCGTTCTGCCGCCTCTCCAAGACCAGCACCAGCTGTCGCTCCAACAGCAGCACCAACCGGACCGCCACCAACAGCAAACCCTATAAGTCCACCTAAGATACTACCTATTATTGCTCCCGTGCCTGTACTAGCACTCGCTTCTGCCAAAGCTCTTTCTGACGCAGCCGATGCAAGCTGTCTATTAAACTGAAGAGCGGAGTTTGTAGCTTCAGTTATATTTGTTATTCCCTCAGCACTTACAAAGGCTTGCTTATTGAACAATTCTAATGTATCTATAGCCTTGTCGATACCTTTTGAAAATTTATCAAACTGTACAAATTCAGCAGCCTTTTTGAGATTTATATTATAGTCGTCAAAAGCTCTCATAGCTAAAACAACAGCTGTGCCAATCCCAGCTATGGAAGCACCAAAGCCGCCGACTCCTAGTTTCATTAGAATAAGAGCTGTAGTAAGGCCGCCAACAACAGAGCCCACGAGACGAATTGCGTTTGCAGTTTTGATTCCCTCCTCAGATAGTCTAGAAACTCCCTCTACTGCTCCCTGCTCTTCAGGACCAGAAAACTTCGCAGCTAAGCTTTTTGCTAAAGTCTCTGCTATGAAGCCAGATGCGATGGCAGCACCAGCAATACCAGCCCCTCCAATAAGCGGACCGCTGGCAATCTTTGCCTGAGCAGCCTGCAATACGAGTGGAACTTCGGCAAACGCTGCTATTGCACTAGGTATAACAAGGGCAAGTTGACCAATTGATGTCAAGGCATTTGTCAGATTACTAAAGTCCAACATTTGCAAGGAAAATGCTACGCCTACAGCAGCATCTGCTAGCATTCCAAAGTTGGCGGTGGCTGGACCCACTCCTCCTCCACCACCACCACCACTTCCTCGTTGTGACGCAGGAATCTGAGATCCACCAAATAGACCAACTCTACCTCTACCAACTCTACCTCCATATGCCAGTGGTCTGCGAGGTTCGTATCCTTCTCCCATAGCTTCTTCAGAAAGACCTTTAGGAACAACTACAGCTCCGGGAGGAAGATCCATAGGATAAGTATCTCTATTTCCAGTTCCGGGAACTACACCTGTTTTCATTGGGTTGAGGTTAGCTACAGCATTTACATTTCCTGCTGCGATTTGTCTTGCTGTTGAAGGATCAGCTCCAAAAGATACCAATTCTCCGGGCATCAATATAGCCTTTAGTAGGCCATCATCTGTCCAGTATTGTTCATCTTTGATTTGTCTTTTTGCAAGACCTTCTGCTGCTCCAAAACCTCTCTCATTCCTTGTCCACCCCAATCCGGCCCGCCGTGTTGTCTTGCTAGCGCTTACATTTAATCTTTGATTCAGAGCATCAAGGGTGTTTCTACCCTTCTTCATAAGACTAAGCATTGCATCTTTGTTTAGTGTTCTCTTAGCATCAGTTTTTGTCTTTACAAGTTGAGGCCATTTTGTAAAGACATCACTAAGATTTAGCCCAAGCCCTTTAGGGAAGTCAAATGCATCATTAGCCTGAATTTTATCTGGAGTGTATGGAGCACCTACAGTATTAAGCATTAACTCGAATAGATTTCCAGATATATTTTCAAAGTTTATACCTGCTTTTCTAGGGTCTGGAGTCGCTCCAGACTTTATGCCAAGGTTGTTTCGAATTTCGTTGGATTCAATTTCTACCGCTTTTCTCATGGCTTCAGATAGATTTGCTTCAAATTGTTCTGCAGTAGCTGAATCAAGTGAATCCCCAAGAACCTGTATAGTTACACCAGTAGTTCCTGACTTCTTACTTTTAGTAAGCGCTTGGAATTTGTTGTTCCTTTGTGATACCTTCCCGGCAGGAGTATCTATTGTTCCTCCCATTTGACTATAGTTGACATGCGCGTGGAATGCTTCCGTTTCATTTTCAGGACGTAATGAAACAACACCGAAAGTAGTTGCAGGTCTAGCATGTTGACTTATGCCCGGCATAATTGCAACTTCTCCAGTCAAGCCTGTCTTTTTCTTCGCAGCGCTAGTTGTTATGGGCTCTGCGCCTCTTTTAGCGGTTGGTTTCGGCACTCTAGGAACCACAGGAGCTCTAAATCCAACTCTACCACCACCACCGAATGGCCTACGGCCTCTTCTACTTCCAGAGGAAGATCCATAATAAGGAGAAGCTGTAGCACGAGCCCTTACTGCCGTACCAAGAGTCCTTATTTCTGATTCCAATCTACCTATAATTGTATGAAGTCTTTTCAATTCTGTAGCTACAGTAGATAATGGCTTCAGACTTGTAGTAAGAGTACTAAGCGCGGTTGTATTCTTTAACAGGGCAGTAGTATTATTTGAAATATGTTGTGTAGGAGCTGCTCCGGTTGGCTTACCTGCTACAACTCCACCTACTCTTTGACCTAGTCCTTGAGCTCCCAATCCCTTAGTAGATCCAAAGAAACCTTGTCCAAATGAGAAGGCTCCTCTTGCTAATCTCATAGCAGCAAATTGAGTAAGTAAAGGAAGAATAGGAGTTAAAGCCTCGCCTAAAGTAATAAAGGCATTAGCTGTATCTATTGCAAATTGAGCTAGCTGCTTAAATGTTCTTGATTCTGATATTGTGCGAATGAAATCCTCAAATCTAGCTCCAACTTTTTCAAACTGCTTTATCAAAGGCTCTAAACCTTTTTCTACATCCTTGCCTAATCCTTCTACTGCTCCTTGCTGTGCTTCTTTAAATGCGGCTTCTGCTTTTCTAAATTCTCTAATAGCAGGTAATAATTTACCTATCTGACGCATACCACCAAGCTCTTCAGTAATAGCAGATAAAGTAATAGCATCCCCTTTCTGTACAATCTTATCTAATTGTCTAGAAAGAATTCTGAATGATTCAAATAGTCCTACAAACTTTCCTTGTGTGTCGGTAAGCTCTATACCCAAGCCTCTAAGCATCTCAATCGTTCCACGCCTTTGGATACGAGTAAAGATAGTTCTTAAACCTGTAGCGATTGTTTCTGCCGACTCACGAGTAGTTGATCGTACAGCAGTGAAGATGGCATTAAATTCATTAAGGGCATCAATAGGATCTTTAAATTGCCCTGCTGCCATAGCAAACACACCACCAGCACGACGGATAGCAGCAATTAAGTCTTGAGACTCTACAGCAAACTTCTTAGAAACTCTATTAAGAGAACCTAAAATAGCCTCAGCTTTATTAGCTCCTATACCAAACTGGTTCATAGCAGCAATAAGACCTTCTGCTGTCTGTGTCATTTCACCGAAGGTGGGAGCTAGACTAGAGCGAGCAACAGCCTTCATAGAAGACTCTACTTCTTTTAGGCTTTGTCCAGTCTGAGCGAACAACCTAGAAATTTCAGCTAGCTCATTTGCGCTAATACCCAAGTCCTTCGATACTGTAGTTACAGCAGTTTTCAGCTTGTTCAATTGACCAGCAGTCTTACCAGTAACCTGTTGAAGCTTGACCATTTCACGTTCAAACTCAAGAGCCTTTCCAGTTGCTTCGGAGATAGCACTTCCTAAACGAAAGACAGTAGCTGTAACGATACCGGCAGCGGCAAAGCGCTTGAAGGTCAGGGCTGTTTCCCTACCCAACATGCGCATAGCACCGCCTGCCTGATTAGCATTGCTAGCAACTGATTTAAGGTTTTTCCCCATCTTTCCAGCAGCACCTCCGCTTTTATTCATAGCGGTTGCTGAGGCCATGGTAGCAGCATTAACAGTCTTCAGGCTTTTGGATGTAGCAGTAGCAGAGTTCTGAAGACCTTTCATCCCTTTTGTTAGAGTAGTCACCTGCTGATTTGTAGATGCAACCTGTCCGGTTTGGAGATTGACAGGTACAGAGATACCTTGAAGCTGTTGCTTTATGCTATTAGTAACAGCCTTGATATTTTTTGGCCCTTGCAGGATGACATGGGCGTTGATGTTAAAAGCCATAAGGGAACCTTAAAAAAAATGGCCATACCTATAGACAGTTATCTAAAAGTATGACCACTTGTCCAGTTTGTTATTCTTCAGAAGCTTCTTCAGCTTCGTCAGATTCTTCTTCTCCGGTCTCAGGCTCTTCTTCCTCTTTTGGAGGAGTCTTAGCCTTAGTCTTTTTTCTTGGAGCTCGTTTTGGCTTTTTTTCCTTAACCTCAGCTTCAGCCTTTTCCTCGGCTTCTTCTTCAGCTTCTTCCTCTTCGGGCTCTTCGACTGGATTACCTTCATCATCTAGGAAAGGTGCAAAGTCAACGTCATAATCTCCGTCATCATTTACTGGCCTTCCTTCTGAATCAACATGCTCAAAGTTTTCGTCGTCGATCCATTTGATTAGATCACCATTCTCATCAATATGCTTACCGTCACGATTAATCAATCTACCCTCTTTATCAATAAGTCTATTATCTTCATTGACAAAGTTAAATCTAGTTAAAAATTGATTTTCCGGAAGCTTCGAATCAACATTGTCACTACCTGATAATAGGTAATAAAAATGCGAAGCACCAGTAACCGCTACTACATCATCTTGATTGAGAAGATAGTCATCCAAACCATTCTCAAAATAAGGTTCTCCATTATCATCATACACCAAACACGCTGCAAATAGATAATTGAAGCGGGCCGCATCAGCCTTACCTTCACATGTATTTGAGTCTAAATCTGTCCTACTTGATAGCAGTGAAACCATTTGTGTTCTAGCATCTGCCATTTCAAGAGCGATCTTTTTAGCTCTAGATAGCTTAATACCACCAGATTTAAGTTTATACTCACCATCTAGCACTACTTTGCGCAGTTCTTGATAGGTTTCTTCCCTAGAATCACTCCAAAGCTTACGCTTTCTAAGTTCAGATTCTAGCTGTTCTCTAAGCATATCCCCTCTTTGTAGAGCTTCGTTAAAAGCCTTAGAACGAATTTCATTTGCTTTTCTGATTTCGTCTACTTTCGGTTTCCTAACCGCATAACTCTTCCCGTTAACTTCAAAAGTTCTTTTATCTTTATCTGCCATTTTTTACTCCCTGTTATCCTTAATAATAAAGTTAGTTACATATCTGTTCCAACTCAAAGTGTATTGAGAAATCTCACTCTGAGCCCCTCTAAGGTTAGAGTTTCCAAGGTCAAGTATTTTAGTTCTTGCCTCATTCCATACTTCGCGCCATTCTTTTTCATCTTCGTCCAGATCTCTATAAGGTAATCCATGTCCCCATAGTTCGCCAAAAAGTTCTTCGAGTATAGCTAATGATCCTATTGTGGTAGTATCAAATTTCTTTTTTATGATATTTAAGAGTCTTTTTTTAGAGGATTCTTTATACCTCTCACCTCTCCTATCATCTCTGTTTTGTTTATTAAAATCGAATTCTCTCATCCCGAATTCTCCTTCCTATAGTTTTCTTCTTCTATCTCTTGACTGTGCGTGTGCTTCTCGTCTCAAATCCATTTTTACGTCAAATAGATCTTTTTCTTCTACAGTACCCTCTCTTTTAATTTGACTAAATCTTTGTTTTAATCTCATGTTATCTCCGGGATTATTGAGCTCAAAAACTTCTCTAGCGTCCTCTTTGCTAGTCATGACGAATAGCTCGTCTCCCTTTTTATCTGCGAGAGCATCTAGTCTCTTTCTCTTCTGTTCTTTCTGTCTTTTTCTGTTCTCAAAGATCATCCAACCATCGAAACAGTCGTCGTCATTAATCACAGACTCATCTGGACATTCTGGGTGCTGGTGTGCATTATCATACATCTTAGATATTGACACCATAGCTCTTTGATACTGATTCAAATGAGAAGATGGAATAATTACAGCCTCTTCTCCTCTTGGACCGAAAAAGTTAGCTGAAGGGCTGCCAAAAACATTTTGTTTACTAACTGCCCAGTAACTTCTCCAAGGCTCATTGCGAGCCAAATCTCTCATTGTTGTTTGGTCAATACCGTCTGCTTGTCTTGCTTCATATGCCCTTTCCATTATTGTAGCATCAGCACTAAAGTAGTTGCTCTCGTTATAGACCCTGTTGCCTTCTAAATCATAAGTGCAAACTGCTGCTAAAAATTGATTTTTTGTTGATGACCTGTAGTACTCTAAAGTCATAGGTGAGATGGAGTACTTTTTTTGTATCCCATCAGCCATAGCTTTTCTTATACCTTTTAATTTCCTTCTTATTGAGTCGCATGCTTTTTTGTTAAATACAGTCTCATAAAGCTCTACTTTCATATCTTCTATTAGATCTTCGGATTCCTTATAGGCCTTTTCATTTTCATGAGTCCAAATTCCTTTTTCATGGAGGTATTCAGTAGCTTCCTCTTCTGTAAGCAATTGTCTAAAAGCAGCTTGCTGGACTGCTTCTTTTGCAATCTCTTCTGCTAATAATACTTGATCAGGATTTGGATTAACTATCTTATATCTATTCCTACCTACTGTAAAGTACGTAGAACCAGATAGCAGCTTAGCTACATAATACTCTCTTTCATTTTTTTCCATATTTTACTGTAAAGAAAGCCTAGCAGCCTCGTACAATCCATTAGAAACAGCGAACAGGGGCTCTTGAGCATGTTTTATTTCAGAAATGGGCACGGGAAAATCTTCGGCTGTAAGTTCCTTTAATCTCTCCACAAATCCTAAAACTAGGGAGGTTCCACCAGCAATAACTATAGGCATTTCCATAGTTACGTTTGGTAATTGTTTCTTGGGTGTCTTTTCATATAGCTCTTTAAATTTCTCAACAACATAAGAAAGAAGAGATTCATAATAAATAGATATAGCTCTCTGAATTCCATTAGTTGAGTCATAAAGACTAAAATCTGCTTTTTCCTTTATAGAGGTAACGACATTGTGTGTTTCATCAGTATGCTTGGCAGCGTGAGAATCAATCCAGTCCCCACCCCTGCTTAGAGAAAATGCAAATACAGGCATTCCCATAAAAGAATATACTATATTACACATACCAGCTCCAAAGCTCATGCCAATCCCGGTATACTGTGTATCTGAAAGTTCTGAATAAACTACAGCTAAGCCTTCAGTCATAACATTAATATCTTTGTATCCTATGTCTGAGAATACGCCATGTAAAATTTGCTTGTGATATTCAACATCAAAATCTGCATCAATTGGTTCTGCTGGAACACAATAGTACAGAACATCATTCTTTGACTTTGGCTTGCCGGCTACTGCTTTAATAAGCTCGCTAACCATAAGATTAGACACTGGGTGCTTCGGATTTAGAACACCTTGAGACATAGGTCTTAAACATTCTTGATGAAATAGATTTGCAAACTTAAATGCATCATCTCCTAAGACGTAAAGCTCACCGTCTACTTTAACATAGTGAGCACCTGCGTTCTTCAGCATATTTTCACCAAACTGATGAGCAGATCCTTCTAAGAATTTAGATGGGTTAAGCTTGAAGAAAGCGTCCCTTACCTTTCTGAATTTCTTATTTCCGTCTTCATGCTCAGCGCAAGAAATAAATCCTGTTCCAATATCAACGCCTACAGCTCTTTTAACTGGCGCCTTTGTATCTTTATCGCTCATTATAACCTCATTTACATTAGGGTGATAAGAGTATATTTCCTTACCATCGAACGTGGAAACTTCCTCTTCCTTAATTATTATATTCTGCTCTATATTTATTGTATCTTCAGATGGAGCAGGTTGTTCTTTTTCAGGCCTTGATTCTGGCTGTATTTGTATAAAAGACTGCCTATAACCCGACATTCTCTCAATTCTTCGGGGAGTGTTCATAAACGTCCCCTATTCTTTTATCTCCAAACGATGTCTCTATTTTTGGCGTTTCGTAGAAAAATTCTTTTGGACCATCCTTTTTAAATACGGGTACATCGTCGCTAGAGCCATAAGCTCTGCTTTCCTTTTCCTTTTGCTTCTCTTTAGCTTTTCCGAAGTCTGTATATTTTGAAAGGGTTTTAATAGTAAAAAAGATAAGCCAAGAAAGACCTGCTATGGAAATAAATCCAATACTAAAGATCTTTATTAAATAATCTATAATATCCACTATTAGTCCTTTTATTTTAAGAGTCAGTAGATTCACTCGCCTAATCGCTTGTCAAGGCTATCGCTTCACTACTGACAAAAAGAGAGGCCAAGAGTATACTTAGCCCCTCAATTTGAAAGTAATATTTATGTAAACTAGACTAATCTCTACTTTCTAAGTAGCTCTAGTTTCTAAGTAATCTGATCTGTATTTCCACCAGTTTACACCTGAAACAGAACCGCCAGAAGCGATTTGATCAGCCCAGTGAAGGACAGTAAAGTCATTGAAGGTAGAGTAACTGTATGTTACAGTCGCATTTCCTCCACCTGCGTCTCCTCCACCATAAGTAACAGAAGAGATCTTATTCTTGTTACCAAGGAACACTCTAGTTCCTTCGCAAGTCGCAATACGAATAGTTCTGTCAGTTAAGTTGGATGCTTCTACACAGCTACTAGCTGCGCCGGAGCAAGAGTCAATAGCATTTACCAAGTCACCACTAGAAGCAGTAACTTCGATATCACATGTTACTTCAATTGGGAACGTTACTGGACGAGCGTATGCAATCTTTGCACCAAGCTCAAACAGTTCTTCACGAGCAACATCAACAGAAGCGGTAATAGACTGAATGTGAGCATAGTCTTTAGAACCACTCAATGCAATTCCCGGAATATCTTCAGGGAGAATTGTCTTGTCAGGATTTCTAGCCTCAGCGAGCGCGGCTGTTACGACTGCCGCAGCTGGGCTGCCGTTTTGCCAACCGACGGTTCCCGTAGCAAACAAAATATTCTGTCTACGATTGACGCCACCAGTACCAACTGGGCCATCATTGTTGGCACCAAATTGACCATGTACTCCAGTAGGGTAGTATGCAGCAGCACAGCTAGCTGCGCTAGTACTCTGACCAGAACCCCAAATCTTAGTATTACCGACTAGGGTGATATCTTCTGAGAAGTTGTCGTCTACAGGGAAATTGTAGGAAACCGAAGAAATATAGAGGCCAGACATTTCGCACCATGCTTGTGCAGTAGACGCAGAAGCGTCCACAGTTTGTCCAGCAGATTCTACAGCTTCGTCCCAAATACCCAATTGAACAATAGTTTTAGTATTTGAATCACATCTCTTAGCGAGCTGTGGGCCATTCGTCTGATCTGCAGTAGATAAGCAATATAGTGGAATGTATCCATCTAAAAGCTTGCTCATTGTTACTTCAATATCAGGGGTTCCTTCTACGTTTTCGTAAATGGCAAGTTGCCCAAGTTCGAAAACCTGTTCTAGATTAAAGGTAGTCGTAAGACCACAAGACTGCACACCATGTGCGGCATTCTTTATACCTGATATTCCAGAACTGTTTGGCGCAAAAGAAACCTGTTGAATAGCGTAATAGACTCTATTATTAGCCATTTAACATCTCCTAATTTAAAAATTGGATTAATTGTTTTCCACAAAGTTATACACCATTTAACAAAATTAGTCTAAAACAACTTCAAGTGTAGCCCTGACGGTTCCCTCGTGTAAGCGAGCGTCATAGGATTCCATCTCAGTGATGGACATATCAGTAATTTTAGCTAACAAATAGCGATATTGTGAGTTATTTACAACGTTGTCATAGTTCAAAGGGGAACTAACCTTCATACCTCGATAATCGAGAGGATAGGCCCCATTTGAGATTAAATTATCTGTTTTGAACAACCATATTTGATTGTCTATTTGATAAGAAAGGATATCGACAAGCTGATTTCTCCACCATCTATTTTCACCCACAACATGAAAAACTACGTCTTGTCGAACAATTTGAGATAAGTCACCAAGCTGGTAAGGCTTAAACCTTCTCCGTGGAACCACTTCAAGCACGATTGCTGGCATTTGAACACGATGATTCGCCAGAATCCCCCATGCGCCTGATCCGGTCGCAGAGTAATATGCGTCGTCAACTCTTAAAGAATTGTACTGAAGTTCGTCCCACCAAGGGGCTTCATCTGCAACATATGTTTGAACATTTCTATAACTATATTCAACCTTAACGGTATCTGTAGTAGAGATAGCATCGTTAAATACTACCCTTCCTAGCGGATAATTATAATGATGTCCGTATGTTGCATCTCCAGTGGCTTTAAGAACTCCGTTCACATAAACTCCAGAAATTTGTATGGGATCATAACCTTCATAAGAACTACCAGTTTCCCATACCCAATCTTTTCTCGCACCCTCCCAGACTTGACCGTTTGTGTAGGAAGGGTCATTTACCAATCTAAGTGTATCAAAAGTTCCTCCATATGTGCCGGGAGTAGGAATTGTTACATTGCTCCATCCACCTATACCTAGTAGAGACCAATCTAAGAACCACTTCAGATTGTTTTCTATTTCAGAGCTTAATAAAGTATCTCCAATATTAGAGACTTTACTAAACTTGGTATACGGTTCGCACGCCATTTATAAAACCTTTGTTAACTCTTGTCTTACTATTATATCAATGTCGCCCTGAATATCTTCGAGCGCTCTTGTGGCAAAGTTATTTTCTTCAGTACCAGCGAATTGCTGCGGTATTTTCCAACCACCTCTTCTTCTTATCATGATACCAAGACCAGTTCTACTTCTGCCTTCTTTGTTTTCTGCTCTATATTCATAGTCAGAAACTATTATATTTCCACCTTCTAAAAGTAGCCATCTAAGCCACTCTAAGTTCTTTTGTCCTCTTTTACTTGAATATCTAAAAGTAGCTTCAGACATAGAAAGTACGTCTTCATAGCCTTCTTCTAATATACCTATTTTTATCAAACCCAATAAAGAACCTCTTGCTATTTCAAACTTAACCATAATGCCTTCTGCCCATTTACGAACGATTGCATCTAGTCTGACTGCCGCGTCTGGCAGTCCTAATTCGCCCCTGAACTCAGACTGTGTTATAGCCGCATATTCAGGAGAGCCAGTTATTCTTTTTATTACTGCTTGTTGTAGTCTTGTTTCTATAACTTCAGCTGCTCTAGTACCACCATTAATTAGAGCGGAGCTTATTTCTTTTCTTATACTTCTTAAAAACTTAGTATCAAAGCCTGATTCTAGCTTTATTCCAAGTTTAAAGCTGTCGCTAGCCATTATTTAACTCTCTTCCAAGTGCAGAGTACAAACTCACTGTTGCCAAAACCTATAGGCTCAGGCTCAGCGGCTCTTTGAAATCTATGATCTGCATAAGCAGCTATATCTGTTGCAACCTGTATTTCTTTTGCTCTTTTTAGTTGAGGAGTCACTTCCTTTTTGCCTATAGTCTGTATAAGTCCATCTGGATTATTTACAGGAGTAGACATTTGTAAAAACTCTTTATAGTTAAATATAACACCTAAATTTATAGTCTCGGTAGAAATAACAGGTCTCTTACCTGCACTATTACATACAGGACACACACCACCCATAGGGAAAGGAACAGGACCGCCATCTTGATATCTATTGGAAGATTTTTTGCCAATAGGATCATAAAGACAGTTCGAACAATCCTCCCATTTAGTAATACCATAATATATGGTACATGGTAAAGTGAGTGCCGTGTCTTCTAATAATGCATCAATAGCATCATTAAACAGGTTTTTCATATCGCTGGTTATTATGCCAGCAAAATAGTTTTTAGCCATTCTTAGCAAGGTCCACAGCTAGCGGTGCAAGGGGCACAACCAGTATTGTTGTTCTTAAAGTTATGATTAATCTCTCCAGTAGGAGGAAGATTAGAAACATAAGTATCAATACTATAGTTAGCTCCATAAGCATCAGTACCTGCAGCAACAGTAGATTGAACTAATATAGTTCCTTCTTTATGTTCTGAAGCCGCGCCTTTAGGCTGAAAAATCATTAGTGCCATTTTATTGCCTTTCTAAATTAATAACCAAAACCGCCACGATTTCGGTGTGTATTTTGTGTATCCGCTTCTCCCATAGAACCAAGCATAGTCCGAGGATCGAATTTGTTTGATGCAAAGGGTGACATTACAGCCCTTATTATCTTTCTTCCTTCGTAACTAAAGTTATATTGCTCTTTTAGATCTTCAAAAGACTTACATGGTCCTTGAGTCAATAGTGTTGCTAAGTGAGCCCCATAAGTAGATGTATTTAAATGAGCTGGGCCTATTCTGGCATTTACACCTTGCAATAAGGCCGCAGTTCTAAAGTTACCTTCGTCAGCAATGCAGGCAGCTTTTAGTACCATAAATGATATGAACTCATCGGAGTCTGCCGGAGGAGAAGTAGCTCCCGGATCAGGACTTATGGTATATGCAGCCACATTAACTGTATAGTCAGTATCAAAATTTATTTCTAATGGAAGAAAATATGCACTAGTAATAAGAAGCTCTTCCAACCTCTGAGTGCTATATCTAGTATCGCTAACACCAGCATCATTCAGCATGGTGCGTAACATTAATAAACTTGTATTTTGCCAGCTCATATTATCTATCCGTTACATAAAGAATGCCGTCACCGCCTAGTTTAGCACTGGCGCTTGTTTCAACAAGAACTTCTAATCTATAAGTATTTCCTGTTGTTCCACCGTCTATCCAAAATGTAACAAGACTATTTTTACTGCTTACAGTAGAAGTTTCAATGGCAGATGAACTTAGTGTAAGATCTGAAGTTGAACCATCTATCTTGACAGCAGAAACACTTGTTATTGAATCAACGGTTTCACTGGTATCAAGCAAGTTGTTAAACTCCATAGCGAATTTTCTTTTTTCGCTTGGTTGCTTAACGAGTCTTTGATTTGATAAAATTCCCATGTTTTCACCTTGTAATATTGCTTATATTATAGACTACACCAATTAGTTAGGTATAATCCATGTAGATGCCCCTACACCTTGAGGTATAACCCACGTATATACCCCTACATCTTTAGGAAGAGTCCATGTTGTCTCTCTTCCCGGAATTGTCCATATAAATAATTTTATTTCTGTTGTATCAATAGTAGCATTTGCTAGTATGTCAGCAACAGCAGTAAGCTGGGCATTTGCTCCACCTAAAGTAAGTGTTCCGTCAGCTTCTAGTACCGCAACAGCGTCTATAGAAGATGCAACTCCAATTTCCAAACTTGCCGAAGCTTCGACTATAGCCAATGCATCTAATACACTGGCAGCTTTTATACTGGAAATTCCAAGTTCTGAGAACGGTACTACTGAGAAGGGAGATGATGAAAACATCTAAGGTTTATACTCCTAGTTAATTCAAAAGTAAAAGAAACGTAGCTCCAGCAGTGACGGAAGAGGCGCTTCTTGTTACTTGATAAGCACCAATATCCCAACTCACATCTACTCCGTTTCTATCGAACTCGCTTATGTCTATATTTGCCTCTGTCCCTAAGTCAGTACCATTGCCAGCAGCGTCGGATGTGCTTTTTATACGCATATCACTTCCCGGAGTTTCAAAAGTATTCGCTGCCGTTTTGCTAGTTTGTGCATTCGTTCCAAGCGTATCTGCTGTTGAGTCACTAGATAAACAAAAGTCGCAATCGGTTGATCCCCCACTTCTGCGAAAATCTGTACTAGTCGATGGTGTGCCTCCTCCAGCGGTATTTTCAGAGTCTATAGCAATGCAATTTTTTATATTGATCGTGCCATTGGTTCCCCAAAAATAACCAGTCGCATATTTGCCTGTATTGCCTGTTACTGTCATATCGTAAGAAGTATTATTATAGCATTTAACCGTAGCTCTACTTTGGTTCATATTGAATGCTGTTACATGGTCATCACTTTCTTGAAAATCATATAATATACAATTGAAAATGTGATGATACCCTCCACTTCCTCCTCTAAGTAGTATTCCGTGTAGAGGGTCTGGCGTTTGGTTAGTTCCCCAAGAGTGAATTAACATATGTTGGATGACTGCATTAATCTTTGTCTGAGTATTACTTGTTCCGGTCTGAACACAAATCCCCGTACTTGTAGAGCTGGACATATCAATTTCTATCCACTCAATAGTGAAGTTACTTATACTTATATCATATATAGACTTGTCACTATTTCCGGGATCTGCATTGGGTTTATTAACAACCTTGCCTGTTTGACCCTCTATTCCATGCTGTCTATCATCTTCATTTACTGTAAGTCTTATACTATCATAAGTAGTTGAAGTATAATTAAAAATAACATTTTCTTCTGTAAAGTCACTATCGGAATGCATCCAGCCAGTTAAATCATCATTGGCTGAGTAGAAGTTACTATTATTAAGGCCGGTCTCCCAAGCTACAACAGTGCTATAAGTCCTGCTGTATGTGTGCCCCGCTAGTTCTGTATCCCCATAGTCGTCAGTGACTTCTAGATCTGTCGGCTTTTGTGCTCCATGAGCTCCAGAGTCTTCATACATCCATACAACTTCTACGGTGTTACCAGATACAGATTTAACAAAATAATAAAAGGTTGTCCCACTGTAATTCGCAGAATCAGTTATAGCAAGCTTATCTCCAACACCTACATCTCCGGGTGAAGAACTGTAAGTCATAGTCCATGGGCTAGAAAAGTTTCCAGCACCAGTAGCACTAGATGGAAGTTTAGAATCTCCATCTGCAATAGCTATATTAGATCTACTTCCTATACTAGCATATACGTCTGCCATTACAATGTATACTCCCCAAGATCTACTTTGTCAAACATAATATCGTCAAGCTTATTCTTTTCGGCTTGTTGGATATCCTGTCTAGGATCTACAATCTTGTTAAGGTCTAAGACATCGTCAATATCAATTCCTAACTCAGAATCCATGTCTTTATATGGTATCTTCCACTGTCTTTTTGCTATTAGTGTGGTCTGCATAGTTTCGTCATTCTCATCTATCCTAGTTGCAATAGGAGAAGATCTACCAGAGGCTGTATGTTTAGAAATTTCTGTATAGACATTATTCAAAAAACCTGTGCAGTCCAATGCCAACATTGTTTGTTTTTCTGTTGGTGTAAATTCTTTTCTCATATTATCTTGTCTAAGATTACCTGTGTGCTGCTCTATATCATCCCATATGGAATTTATTTTAGCAGAATCTCCAAGCAAAGGCAACTTTTTCATATACCAAACTTCTTTCCCTTGTTCATTACCAAAAATAGTGTGGTTTGGAATAGCTATCATTTTAGTTATAAAACTATATAGATCAATTGAGGAGATTGTTTCCTGCTCTTCAGTTAATAGGTTGGTTCTTAATACTTCATTTGAATTAACTCTTTCATATTTATATTTGTGTACCTTTTGCTCGTACTTTTCTAGTAGAGTTCCAAAATCCCTCAATCCGGCTGAATTATAATCAAACTTTTTAGGTAAGCAGATATTCTGCCCCTTTTGTAAAAGAGTACCTAAAAAAGGATAGCAGCCGATAACATCTCCATCTTTATACCACAGCGGATCGGGGCTATCGCCTATATGAATTAACATGTCCATTTATACATTCTGTCCTACTATAAACGCCTCATATGTTCCGGATGTATCACAAATAAAACCAAACGTATCTGATTTATTTGCAGTTGTTGTTAGCGTAAACGCACTTCCTCCCGCAAACTTAGTAGTATGAATAACTCCAGCTCCATTCGTAAACCAGTTAGTCATTGTTCTTGAGCCAGTATTGTCCTGTACAAACCTAATTGCAAAAGCTTGTTTAGCTGTTGGATTGTGTGCTATTATGCCGGTCATATTCCCTGTCATTACAACGGTGTGGAAGTTACCTTTAGACAAATCAAATGATTGTACTAAATTAGGGCTTCCAGAAACCATGGTAGGACCAGTTAAGCCTGAAGCTGTTAGGGCTTCTGCTGCACCGCTGACGATTGTGATATTACTATCGAGGCCAAGCCCAGACTGCATAACGGCATTCAGGTTGGTGTCGATGGTCGGGATGCCAGAGTTCATCACAACTTTCAAATTGGTGTCGATGGTCGGGATGCCAGAGTTCATCACAACTTTCAAATTGGTATCAATGGTCGGCAGGCCACTGGATTG